TTTATTATTTTCGTTTCTGCTTTAAAATATGGAAAAGTTTATAATAATAAAACATTTTATAGGAGATAATATGACTCCTTATTTGTGTTCTAGAAATATATTTTTAGATGATAAAATATTTTTCGAAGATGGTTCTGATAACACAATATTAGAGGGAATTGTTGATAATTTTAGTAGTGATAATCAATTTGTTAAGGTTATTCATAAAAATCAAATTATAGATGTAAAAGTTGAAAACTGTTTTTTTCCTATTATTGAGGTTTACAACGTCAATTTAGAATTAGAGAATAAAATGGAAATTTCGAGAGATAAACTAGAGTTTTCGACTATATGTCCTGCTTGTGAAAAGAATTCTAGAGATCTTGAAAATTGTTTACATACAAACGAAAGTTGCTTAAAAAATAAAACCAAACCATACGCATTTATAAAACTTTAATCATGAAAAAAACTATTATTACACTTGCTCTAACTTTATTTTGTTTAGCAGGTATTGCTCAAACAAGAAAGCTCACCTTAAAAGATTTTAAAACTTGGTCTGTTCAAGGAAACATTAATTCCAATATTGGGAACGGAGATATTGCAAAAAATACTCCATTTTATTCTAAAACATCCATGAATTTAGGATATGGATTAAGATTAAATAAATTTATTTCAAACAATTTTGTAGTAGCATTTGACTTGTATAATTCCAAACTATCTGGAGATGATGGAAAGTGGAGTTATGAAAGTAAAATAAACTATCAACCCTCAATTTTACTTATTGCTCAAACTGGCAATGTAAGATATTTTGATGAATTAAAAAACTTTCAACTTTATGGGTATTTAGGATATGGTGTGCTTAATTACACATCTCAATCACAAAATTCATTGCGACCAGAATTAAACACATCCTTCAAAGGTAATTATCAAGTAATTCCAGTTGGAGTAGGTATAAAATATCATATCGCTCCTGATTTTACTGCTAATTTAGAATACTCTTACAATAGTGTTAATGGAGATAAATTAGATGGTTATGAAAATAGTTTGACTAACTATGATAATTACTCTAGATTTTCAATTGGTATTAGTTATTCAATTGGAAAGAGTTTTCATAGAGAGCTTGAATGGCATGATCCCAGACCAACTCCTTCAAGAATTCCAAATAGAGTTGATACTGTCGTAATCGTGCAAAAAATTCCAACTACAGATTCTACTAAATTAGAATCACAAAATACAATCTCTAATTTAATGAATGATTCCATTAAAATGGATTCAATTACATTCTCTAATGCAAAAGTTACAATCTATTATGATTTCAATAAACATAAATTACCCATTCTATATCATTACAAATTACAAAATATATCTTTAGAAGCCATAAATAGAAAAAATACAAGATTAGTAATTGAATCTTTTACAGACACAATAGGAAGCCCAGAAAACAATAGAATTATTGTTGAGAGACGTTCCAATCAAATCATGGAATATTTAATAAATATTGGAGTACCCAAAGAATTAATTGATATCAAGCTTCACGATGAAAATGATGCAATAATGCCTACAGATGCAGAGAATAGAAAATCAATCGTATACTTAATTAAATAATATTTTAATTAAAATTAAAGGTCCCTCTATTTTTTTAGAGGGACTTTTTTTTATTATTTTTTTTTATTATTTTTACAAATCAAATATTTAATTAAATATGAATAACGATGGTATTTTAATAGGTTCTGAATCAGAACAGAGAGATGTAACTGATTTTAACCTCAGAACTAATCACATCAGTGAAGATGGTCTGATAAAGCACATTTCAGAAAATAATAAAGATTCTGAATTAGTTCTTCAAGGAGAATTTTTGTCTTTGAAAAAAATAAATAATTTTTTTTATACAGAAAGAAAAAACATTGACTCTTTTGCATTTGTATTGTTTGCTAGAAACATTGACGATGAAAAAAGAATAGGCTTGGCTTATGATCATCAACCAAGTATAAATAAATCTATCATAAAAGCTTTCACTAGTTCAATTAACAATGAATATGTGAATGACATCAGAGAATTGGTTATAAATGAAGTGAAAAAACAATCAGGATTTATTGTTGGTATTGATGAGATAGAATATCTTGGCAAATGTTTAGTATCCTCTAAAATGAGTGAATTTTGTCACCTTTTCGGAGTAGCTGTTGATAAACTGAGGCAAGTAAAGAGAGATGTGACCATTGGATATAAAATTAATTCCGGACATTACTGGTCTACTGTTGAAGAAATAAAAGATCTAGAGGACTGGAAAGCACAAATAATTGTTTACAAAAGATTTTTAAATAAAAAGAATCAAATTTTAATTAAAAAGAAATAATATGACAGTTAATAATTTTAGTAAACAATCTATTTCCAGATTGGGGATTGATGATTCTAAATCTGAACTAATTGAATTTCTTATTCAAAATGAAGGTTTAAATTCTTTCGACGAGACAGAACATTTTTATTATTGGTTCCATAAGGAAGAAAAAGTTTTAAGAGACAATTTCGGATTCCTTCAATATGATAAAAAACCTTTTATTTTTAATATCAACGAAAAGGAATTTGACCTTAATACCTTTGAAGGTATAGCAAAACTTACAATAGAGGTAAAAAGCGAAAAAGAATTATCAAAAATTTTTAACGGTAATTTTAATCTTGGGAGACGTGAATTTTTTCTCAGGTACTCCAAAAAATACAATAAATTAGAGTATTATACGAACATAAGTTCTATAAGATGTGTCAAAAAAAGAGATTTGTGTTTAGTTCAACATATAAAACATAAGTATTTTATGATTAATGAAAAAAACTTTGTTCTTTTCTACATTAATAATAATATGCCAAGATATGTCTCAAATAAGAACGCTGCGTTTCTAAACCCTTATAGTAGATATAATTATAATTTAGGAGATTATCAAAAATATGTTTATAAAATAAACAGAATGCTTTTATCCATTCACCAAAAATCCAAAGTATATAATGATAAAAACTTCTTAAAAAGCGTTTTAGACATAAAGTACATCAGTAATAAATTTATGTTTAACTCAAATACTTTTGATGATGTTATAAACAAAATAACAAAAAATAGACCTGTACCGAAAATTTTATTAGATAAATTTCCAAAAAGTGAGGTAGTATACTTATATAATATTATAGATTACGATGAGGTAGACAAAATAATAAAATTCATTTATGAAAATCTAGAAATTTACAATGAAAAAGAGGAGAGAAACAAAAGAAATGATATAAGAAGCAAAGACCCTGTATATTTTGAAAACACAATTAGGTCTATAATTACAGATTATTTGTGTGTAAAGTTTGGCAGTCTAATCCCAGATAAAAACAAAAAAGAATTCATCAACCCATACATTGAAAATAGAAGTTTTTTGAATCAAATTCAACTTACTCCAACTATGTCCAATTCTCAAATTATTCATGATTATGTAAATATGTGTGAGATGCAGAATTTAAAATTGAATCTCAAAATAAAATCAGTGAATAGATTGACCCAAGAACATGACAGGATTGCTTTTAATATCACAGCAAAAAACATCCCAGAAATAAAAGTTTTCAAGAAATACCCCGATATTAAATCAGAAGGAAATTTCGAAATTGAAAAAATATCTGATAAAAAAAGATTAATAATAGAATCTGAAATACAAAAACATTGTGTCAAGACTTACTCTAATTCAATAAATTCAGGAAGATGCTGTATATACAGTTTTTTAGATCATAGAGACAATAAAAGGTATACTCTTGAAATACAAAAAAGATATGATGAAACTGATAAGCTAGTATTCATTTTAAACCAAATCAAAGGTAAATTTAATGCTAATCCAGAATCACATATTTTATTCGAGATTTATGGAATTTTATTAAGAAATAACATTTTTCCGAATTTCGAGATGGCAAAAAAACAACACAAAGTTTTAAAAGAAAGTAAAAAGAAAAACAGTCCAAAAAATAATAATGAATCCTTTGATTTCCTCAACGATTTGAACAACAACGAAATTCTACCATTTTAAAATGAACAACAAACCATTTATCAAATTAGGCAATAAATCATTCAATATTCATATGATTAGTTCTATGACTCTTGAAGATGATGACTACACCGTAATACTGGATATCAATTTCGAATTAATTAAATTTAAATTTAAAACTGAAGATCAATACAACAGATTTAAGTCTTACATTAGACTTTTCTCAACTGAATTTGAATCAGAAGTAGAAATAATCAATGATTCTGATCAGCAAAAAAAATCATTACTCAAAGATTAAAAAGTGCCACAATATACTAGGAAACACAGTAATTATTATGATAGAAAACCAATACTTCAATTTAAAATGAATGGAGAGTTTATTAAAGAATGGAAAAACTCACACGTCATTCAAAGAGAGTTAGGTTTTGATAGAAATGCAATATTAAGATGTTGTAAAGGAAAGCAAAAAAAATCTTATTGGTTTATATGGAAATTCAAAGATTAAAATGTCAATTAAGTTATTCACATATGATTTAAGGATTTATAAAAAAGCTAATCAGGAAATACAAAAGCAAATTAAAAAATATAACATTAGAATTCATAAGAAAAAATTTAGAACTAATGTTGGAAGAGCTTGGGTACATCTGAATTTGGTAAAAATTCCATTTATTTACGACATCGAATCTATATATATAATTTTTCATGAAATAGGTCACATAAGACATAATCATGATGATAAAAAATGGAATTACCTACAAGAACTTCAAGCTGAATCTTATGCTTTATCTCAGTTAAGAAAAATAGGTATTAAACAACAATATCCATTAGAATATAAAGAGGTTCATGAAAGAGCAAAATATTATGTAATGACAAATATTCTTTATGATATTGAAATAGGATTGAAAGTCAAAGATATTAGCACTCAAGCTCTGAGGTTTTGTAATTTGAAAAAGACAAGAAAATGAAATTTACCAAAAAAAATAGATTTACAAACTTCAGAAAGAATAAATTTTTTTTCTCCAATCACATAAATGAATTACTCAAAGACATAAGAAAAAAAGTAATTTATAGATCTTATTTGACAGCATCACCTTTAATAACTAATGATAATAAAAATGATGTCCCAGAATTTTTTGATTGGAACATAAAAAAATTAGGAAAAAAAACAATCATTTTAGAAGGCAAAAAAATTATCAATGATTTTGAATTTAAAAACAATCTACTCTATCTCTTAAGAAAGAGTGGGGTTGTTCTTTTATCTCTCAATAATTTAACCAACCAGAAGTATTCAGATGGCAAAAAAGAGATAATTGAGTTATGGGGTTATAAAGCTAATTTATTTCTTAACTTGGTAGTAATTCAAAAAATATCTAGTGAAGAATTATTGGAAATTTGTACAGGAAATATCAATGGTGAAAGAACTATTGAGCCGGAACCCCATGTAATTTATTGTGGTCCAGATGGCAAAATATTTGGATGGGATTTAGTCTAATTTTTAATTTAAAATGTAACTTTTTCATAGAAAATTCGTTTAAATTTAAAAAAAAGATATGAAAATTATTGAAGGGGTTTATATTTCTGAAATTTATTCTACACTTTTACAGAAAAATACTTTACAATTGAATAAATTTCTATCCCAACTTGACAAAGAAGACTGGGAATGTCTTTTTGAAGACAATGATGAAAATATTCTCCAAGATGTTCTGGAACAGTACCAAAATGGTACTCAGGTTGAATATTTTATCAAAAACTATCCAAACGTATTTATCTGTAAGGTTTATAAAGCAAGGTTTCATGATTTTAATCACAATGAAATCGATTATGACTATAAAACCGATTATGATGATCTTTTTTTATTTTACAAATTTTCTACTAATATTGAATCATTGATTGGGCAGATAAACGAAGAGGTTGCAGAAATTATGCATGAAGAAATATTGAAAGAAAATAAATATAATCGATGAGTCAAAATCCCAATTTTCAAAGAAAAAGATTTACAAAAGAGCCTCTTTTTAAAATAAACCGGGCTATTACCTCACAAACAGTAAGAATAATAGGTGATGACATTGAAAGTAAAATAGTGTCATTACAAGAAGCTTTAAACATATCAGAACAACTTGGTCTTGATCTAGTTGAAATCAACAGCACTTCTAATCCAGTAATTTGTAAAGTATGTGACTATTCTAAATTTCTTTATGAAAAAAAGAAAAAAGATAAAGAAAAGAAAAACTCTAACAAACATACTTTAAAAGAAGTAAAGCTTGGTGCCCACATTCAACAACATGATGTTGATTTTAAATTAAAAAATACAAGAAAATTTCTAGAACACGGTGATAAAGTTAAAGCTTATATACAATTTAAAGGAAGGGAAATAGTTTATAAAGAACAAGGAGAACTTATTCTACTTAAATTCATAGAATCGTTAAGCGATATAGGTAAACCAGAAAGCTTACCTAAATTAGAAGGTAAAAATATGTTTGTAATTATAACCCCCAAATAATTGGGGGTTTTGTTTTTCAAAACATTTTTACTTATCTTTATTTTTCAAAAATTTATTTATGCCATTTTTAAATGAACTTTTATCCGATAGCATCAATTTACAAGCTATTTATGATAAATATCCAGACGAAGAATTTCTTTCTGCAGATGGTTTTGAGAGAGCGATACTAGGTGTTGATGATGATAAAATGATTATAATATATTCTACAAAAAAGGTTTTATCCATTTTAATGGAAGATGATGAAATGGAATATGAAGATGCTTTGGAACATTTTTACTATAATATAAAAGGTGCTTATATGGGAGAAAAAACTCCTATATTTGTCGACGATATTTTCTAAGACACATGTATAACTGGGATTTTAGTTTTAAAAAAGAAAACTGTTTGTATAGCACTCAGACAGATTGGAACAAAACATTAATCTATAAATTAAATGAGTTCGTAGAAAGGTTTAATATCAAAGAAAGTCCAATACTGATTGAGTCTCCAAAAAAATATTTTGATATTTTCAACAGTATAGTTTATTTTGATAAGAACACTGGAATGATTGGAACCAAATACAAAATAGTTTTTCATCCTGACAATTCTGATAATTGCCTGAGATTTGAAGGTGGGAAAAAGAAATTCTTAATTAAGAATTTCAAAAAAGAACTTTATAATAACTTAAATAAAAATGATATTAACAGGTATTAATATAAGAAGTGGTCTTGAATTGGAGGTTCCGGTTGCTGACATATTTAATGTTAATGTAGCACCAGATGGAAACATACTTGCTAAACAATTTTATAATTCAAAAGACAGAAAAGACAAAAAGCTTCTCAAAGAAATTACAGCACTATTAGACAATGATCAATTTGTTTGCTACAACGATCTTAAAATAAATCATAAATTAAGTGATACATTGAATTGCTATGTTTATGATTCATATTTTATTTATGAGGATGATAAACAAAATAATAAAATCGAAATAACTAAGACTGTTGAACTTTTATTTGTAAACACTGAGCTATTAAATTTTGAACAATTTTGTTCCAATGTAATGCTTGCTCAATCTTATTCTGGAAATTTTGTGCGTCCGGAATTCAACTACCCATTCATTGGAGTAGGGAATTTTGATTTAGACGATTATATTCAATTACATCCATTGTGTGCTTACTCTAATTTAAATTTAGTAAGTTTCTTTATTTATCATAAAAAAATATTATCTTCTATAGGATATTTCATTTGTGGACTATTTGAAAACGATATTAAAGAGCAGAAAAAATATATATCAGACAAAGAATATAAGGAACTTTTATCATTAGTGAGAAAACATAAGAGAAACCTCTTAAATGCTTTCAAAGACCTAGATAACGAAAATTCAGGATTAGATTTTATTTAAAGCTTTTTATATTTATTTAATATATGGTAGATGGCTGGCAAAAGATTGACCATATAGGTATATCCATCACTGTTAAACCTATCATATAATTTATCTGAAATAGAATTAATTTCATCCTTGATTATTTCATCATTTTTATCAGATGTTTTTACTTTATCAAGATAACCTAATATGAACTGAAAAAATTCTTCAGTAAATTTGACTTCTTTTTTTGAATTTGATGTGTCTTCTTTATTTTCCATGAATTCTATAGATCCATTTACAATTTTATAGAAAAGTTCTCCCATAGGACCTTTTCTATTTTTCTTACCCCAAAAAATTCTACGAGTTTCTGTTTTTTTATCATACTCTAAAACCATATGAGCATCGACCATTTGCATGTTAGTGTTTTTCCCAGCAAACTCATTATCCTTTGTATTATGTCCAATCAAAAATAAGGTCGATCCATTTGCTTTACACCATTGCTCAAGTTTTTGACGAACTATAACCGAGGCTTTTTCTTCGCTCATTTCAGGAAAATCAGCACTTGCTATAGCTTGTAGAGAATCCACGATGACAACTTCTGGCTTAATAACGTCAAGTTCTTTGAAATAATCGTTTATGTGGGGGCAATCTTCATCATCAACAAAATAAGCATTATTATTTTTAAAATTATAATCCTTTACTTGTTGCTTCAAAGAGCTTATGCTCATTTCCCTTGAATAGAATGAACTCTTATTATTCTTAAGCCAATTCATCAAATTGATCATAAGGGTGGTCTTGCCAGCACCAGAAGTACCAGTAACAAAAATGATAGAACCGGGAACAATACCTCCGTCTTTTGAAAACCACTTATCGAACATTTGATTGCCGGTCATAATTGTTTTTTCATTTACAACCTTGATATCACCGAATAACTTGCTTTTCATAGCTCTAATTTTCTAATTTAAACGAAAAAAGGGCAAAAAAGTTACATATTTTAACCTTATTTCTTAATATTTATAGTAAAAGAACACTATGAATATTACAAATAACTTTTTTATTGTAATTTTTGCCTTAATCCCTATTATTTTATACGTTTTCCTCGTATATTATATGATACCAAAGTCCTTCGTAAGTTTGGACAGGGGCAGAAGATACTTGATTTCTGGACTAATGTCCCCTTTTTTGATTTTTTTGGTTTATTTCATTTTTCCAAATTGGGGGAAACAATTAAATGTAAACTTCCTTTTTGATTACGTATTTTTTACGGTCATACAAATAGGATTATTGGAAGAATTCAGTAAGTATTCAATATTTCAATGGGTTTCAAGTGAAAGGATTAGTAGGAAACATGATTTACCAATTGCAACGCTTTATTATAGTCTTATGACTTCACTGGGATTTGCTTTGACGGAGAATATAAGTTATTTAATTGCTTTATATCAAAATAATTCGTTTGATCCTTTTATATCAAACACGCAATTAAATTTATCTATGCTAAAATTATCTTTAAGTAGATCATTGACTGCAGTGATAATGCATATGATATGTGGTGTGATTATTGGTTATTTCATTTCTAAATCAATAGAAATGAGCAACAAGGTTAAAACATCAACAAAACTATTCGAACATGATTTTAATTTTTCTAATAAAATATACATTTTTATTGGAATAATGTTCGCTTCCATATATCATGGAGTATATGATTTAAATTTAATGTTACCAGACAATAACTACAAGACTCTTTTTACAGTTTTCATTATATCATTTGGCTTGATCATAGGACACTTTATGATCAACAACCTAATAAAGGAAAGTAGAGTAAAAAGATTCTGTAAAATGAATTAAAATGAAAGTGCTAGAGAAAAAAATGGATAAAGTTATCATAGAACTAACTTCTGAAGAAATTGGAAGATTAGGGTTTGATAAAATCTGGGATGATATCAGATTGATTTATCCAGCTTCAAAATTTGAAGTTGAACATGTTGATGAAAATCACAATGGAAAAATAATAATAATTAATTTAATAGATCTAGATTTCTATAATTCAATCTTGAGATTGAATAAGAATATTAAAGATGATGAAATTTAAAAATTACTTGTTAATTTATCTATTGTAATTTCTTTAATTATTTTATTTGGAATTGAAACACAATCCCAATAGATATCTTTTATCTCTAATCCGATAACATTTCCATTGTTATCAGTAGTAATAATTCTGTCTCCAGCAGTACAGTATTTCAGATTGGATGGAATGTTTATTTCGTGCTCAGTCCAAAGAATGTTCAATTTAATTTCAATATTATCGTTATCATCTTTAGATGAGCTTTTTAAAAGCTCTGGAATTTTATTTTTATAGTCCTCTAAAAATTTTCCAATTTGTTCTATTTTTTTGTCAAATTCATTTTGTATTTCATTGATCTTGAAATTATACTTCTCAATAGTAGCATTTAATTTATCATCTAATTTAACATCGAAATCCTTGGTTATTTGATCTTTTACATCACTAACTTTTGCCTCAACTAGACCTTCGAATTTTAAATTCTGATTATAATTCTTAATTAAAAAATCTTCATCTTTCAGAATTCTTCTACCACCAGAATATGTATCTATTAGTAGTTTTATGAATTTTGGAGAAGTTACATCAGGGTTATAAATCGGATTTCTAGGATAATTATATTTAAAAAGAAGCTGATAAATGGCATCATATTCTTGTCCATTATATTTATCTAATATGCTTGGTATATCTGATTTTTTTGATGAATTATAAATATCATATAAATCATTTAATAATATTTCAAAGGAATCTCTAGTCATACTATTAAATATAAAAAAAAACACCCTAAAGTGAACTTTAAGGTGTTTCTTTCAATTTAATTTATATTAGAAAGGAAGATCTTCATCAGTATCATCCATTGCTGGTGCTACTACTGGTTCTGGAGATTTTGAACTAGTAGATTTTTTTGCAGTTGATGATTTTGGTGCTTCAGAAGAAGCAGAAGAAGATTGTTCCTTGTTACCGCCATTTCCACCGTTAGACAAGAATACAAGTTGAGTAATATTTATGTCGGTTGCAAACTTCTTGACACCGTCTTGCTCCCAAGAACGATTTCTGATTTGACCTTCAAGATATAATTGTTTTCCTTTTGTTACATATTTTTCAACCAGATCAGCAAGAGGACCCCAAGCCACAATATTGTGCCAATCAGTTCTTTCTGTCTTGTTACCTGACTTATCAGTGTATTTTTCACTTGTTGCTAAAGTGAACTTTGCTACTTTACCACCCTTATCAAGTGTGGTTACTTCCGGATCCTTGCCCACATTTCCTATGAGCATAACTTTGTTTAACGACATGATTTTATAATTTTAATTGTTTAATTAATTTATTCAAATATACTAATTATTTTATGAAAAACAAATTATTTTTCACTCAATATTTTTTTTCTTATTTCATGGGCTTTTAATTTAGGAACATAATTTTTCATTCTTTTTTCAAGTGATTCATTTGATTGAATATCAATCTTATGTAAATGATTACTATCGGTGGATATCTCATTTTCTTTACAAAATCCAAGGACTGTTCCAATCAACAAAGCAGTAGGGCGACTGTTTTCATATCCTTTCAATTGTTGTAGAAACAATTTACCATCCTCAATTTTTAAACCCATAGTAGCTTTTTCTTTTGAAATTGTGTCCTTAATCCTGATAGCCAAATATGAACCCTTAATTATATCATTAAGATATGTATAAATGCAGTGTTTCATTATAAGGCCTTCTTGACTCAATTCTTTTAGATTTGGTATTACTTTGAACTCAAATAAATTCATTGAGTTGTTTAAATTTCTATATTTTTTAACTATATCTCTAAAAATTAAATCCTTATTTTCATCTTCCATCGCCCTATATATGGCAAACATTTCATCATGAAGTTCCTTTAATTTGTCATAATTTTTTGATTCGAATAATTTAGCCTCAGAAATTCTTGTCAGATTATTATATTTATTGTTAGTTAGATTTCTATTTTTTTTGTTTTCAAGTATTTCTACAATCAAATTTAAGGTGTTAATTGTGTCATAATACATTGTTAACCACTCATCACTACCTTCAAACAATTTATTTTTAAGAATGTGTTGGAGGTGTTTAAGATCTAATTTAACATTCCTTATATTGGCTCCAGATACAATTTTGGACATGACTTTTATTACATCTTCACTTGAAAATTTAGAGAATAAAAGTTCAACTTCTGATTTTGATAAATTCTGTTTGCTAAAAAATTGATATATAACTAAAACATCATCAGAATCTGTTATACTTTTAATTATTATTGGACTTAATTTGAATTCTAAACTATCAACATCATTTTTTAAATTATTTTGGTATGGCTTAAAATTATTTTTACAGTAGTAATATTTTGAACAAAATTCCAGTATTTTGGAAGTATTAGTGGCACCATTATGTTCTAAAACTATTTGTGGACAGAAAAAATCATTATCAAAAGCATTTAGAATAAAATCAAGACCTTTTGTTTTATATAAAGTTGAGATAGGTGGAAAAGTTATAAATATAGAGGTGATATTTGAGAATTTTATTAATTTATTCAAATAATCTCCAACATTTAATTTCTTTTTTATTAATTTATCTGAACCAAAAGGATCTCTTTGATTAACAAAAAATGATACTTTTCCTTTTTCTTTAATTTCGAAAATTTTACTTGAAACTTTAAAGTTTATCAAGAACTTTTCATTATTCAAACCCTCATAATCGTAGGTCTGTTTCAGAATTTCATCATAATAATTAAAACATATTTCTAAATTTTTATAGTTTATTGTTTCCTCGAAATCAAAAAAATAATCTGCAAAATCACTTTCATCTAGATTAAATGTTCTCATTTTGTTCTGTTTTGAATTTACATTCAAATAATCAATATCACTTTTTTCATCAATTTTGCCGAACAAATTGAAATCTAAAACAGACTCATCAAGAAAAAAATTTATTTCTTTGGTTTTATCGTCATAAATTATATAATCAGTCAAAACAAAATTCTTTAACTCATCATTTTTTAGATCATAATAGTAAAAAAGTTTATTTTTTTTAAGAATTTTGATGGTTTTATCATTTATTAATAAATCTTCTTTTATAAAAGAAACTTCCACTAATAATTTTTGATTTATTTTGATTCCATACAAATTATTCATTATGTCAAAAACCAAATTACAGTTAGAACATTTTATTTGCTCAATGCTATATTTATCCTCATAAAGGGTTTCTGTATTTTTTAAGATTGTTCTTTTTACCGTTATTTTGCTTTTTTGTTTATTCCCGCACGAGCAAAACAATATTTGACTATAGAGACGATCGGATTTTTGATTTTTACCCAAATCTACAATAAAAGAATAATTATTCATTTTTATCTGTTTTTTGACTTAGTAAATATAAGAAATTTGAATGATTTTTTCAAATTATTGGCTATTTATTAAATAAAAGAAAATCAATAATGGCACTATTAAACAATAGTAATTTATCTTTGAATGAAATAAGATTAAAGGCTCAGGATGTATTTTTAAGAAATCCATCCAATGAAAAAGCTAAAAAATTATTTATTCAAGCATTTGTTACCGAATTAATTAAAGAAGAAGAAAATAAATTTGACCTTTTTGGATTCCAACCTACTAGTCAAATATCTGGAAAAGAAAAATTACAAAAAGACTTATCAACCAGCACTGTCACTCAAAAAAGTGTTGTTGATCCTCCTTTTGGAATGAAAGCAGCTTTGTGTTTTGGAGAACTAGAAGAATTTCAATTAGAAGTTTTGGATTTAATAGAAAATGAGGGTTTGAGTGATGAAACTAAAAAAATATTAAATTTTGAAAAAAATGTTATGCCTTATGAAAGAGAAAAAGGGCAAATAGACACAGGGCAACCGGGATCGGATGAAAAAATTGGTCAAATGCGTCTGAAATATTCTGGTGCATTGAAAGATTTATCATTAGCAACTAGTAAACAATTTTCAGGTCAAAAAAAGATTCCAGTAACTTATACTTTGAGTACAGAAGAAAAAGATGGAATTAAGAAAGAAATAAGTAGAACTTGGATTCCATTTAATAGAGCTAAAATGGCAAATGCAATTAGCTCAAGTAACTTAAAGGGAACTATAACACCACAGGGTGCCGGAGAATTAGAATTTTTAGCAAGAATGTATTATGCTGCTGAAAAAAATATGAATACCACTTTGGAAATACCATCTAATATTCAAATGGATAGTGGTATCAGTAGAGGATTAGCTGAAGAACAAGAAACGTTTTTGTTAAATTTAGGTGATGGTAGATTAAAAGGCAAAATAGCAGATAGATGTAAATCTATTCTAGAGGTATATATGATTCTAGTTGTAGAAAAGGTTTTACAACCATTATTAAAATTTGAGAATGTTCAAGAATATGCATACGAAGGAGTACAAAAAGCATTAAGAAAATTAATAGGTATTGATGAGGTATCAGATGAAATTTCAGAAGGAAAATATGATTTTAATTATGCTAACATTGGTGCTTGGACTTATACTGTTGTAAGGAATTATGCAATAGATCAATTAAAAGGATTTACAGATTTATTATTTGATAATTCAAAGGCTGCTGATTTAGCATCTGGACTTTCATTTCCATTCTCTTTTATTTCAAAAGTACCTACAGATAAAGCAATAGGTAATTTTACTAAATCAGAAGAAAAGCAAGACAAGAGAACTGGTAAAGCTTATTTTGTTTATACATATGATGATAAACAATCTTTTCTTGAAGATTTGCAAAAAGCTAATGGATTTGAATATGATGTTAGATCTCCTAAAGAAAAAGGAGAAGAGACCAGAGGTAGAAAAGCCATATACCAACCCAACAACCCACTTTTTTATAAAAATGTTTCTGATACATTCAGGGGCAACTTTATGACTTCTGTTAAAAAATATTTACCATCAGAAGAGGAAGCCGTTGAAATGCCGACAAATATTGAAAAAAAGGAAGCAGAATTATTAGCAGCCAGTATAGTAGATAAAATAAAAGGTAATTTATCAAATGTTGCAAAAGACATCATTGAAAAAATAATAAATGAACCTGATTCTGAAAAGTATGGTCAAAATAAAATAAAATCTTTCATATCTTTCAATAAAGATTTAGCCACATCTATTTTATTAAGAATGTTTGGTTATGGTATTTATAAATTTGTTGAAAAAGAGTCTATTAAGGAAAAAAGACAAAGAGATAAAGAAATTAAAGCTGGTTTAAAACCATCAAGCCCGAAAGGAACTTATGATTGGATGACAAAACCAGAATTATATCTAGATGATTTTATATTATCATTACAAGATAATAACTATCTTGGACAAGGCTTACCTTCTGAAGTAACAAATAAATTAGGTAAGAAAAATATACCAATAAGAGAATTCATACAATTGCTTAAAAAAGTAACTTTGGGTTCTGGTGCAGAGGGCAGAGAGCTAGAAAAATATTTCAAAGCAGGAGAAGAAGAATCTGAAGAATTTAAAAAACTATTATCATCCAAAGGATTCTTATTGCAGAATCCTTCCTATCTTAGAAATGTATATTCATTACTCAAGCAATTACCTTCGGGAACAGAATTGGGAAATTCACCACAAGCAAGATTAGATGAGAGTATGAATAAAATACAGAAATTAATTAACGAATTAAAAAATGAATTCGATAATTATAACAACAAATTATTAAAAAGTTTTAATATTTAAAAAAATGACAAAAGATCAAATAATAAAATTTCTTTTAGAAGATATTTTAGGAGCTTCTACAGACAATGAACTTTTCCTAATTAAAGAAGATATAAATTCAGTAGATGACCCTGAATATAAAAGAATGGTGAATTATTACACAAGATATGCTGCACCAAAATCTCGTTTCGAAATTTTGAGCGATCTTGAAAAAATTTTTGTTATAAACTACGTTGACAAAGTTGTTAATGGATCTTCAAAACAAATGAAACATCCAACTGAGGGTTTTCCAAACAAAACCCAAGATGCTATAACTACAATACTAGCCACTGAATATGTTAAACAAGACGAAATAGTAGATGACTGGAAACCAGACACTGTTAATCAGCAAAAAATATTTGAATTTTTATTGAGTTTTTACAATCCTTATGGCAGTCAAGGCAGACTTAGCAATGTAGGATATAGAGCTGCTAGTGGAGTTCCCGGTATAGATCCTTTAAAAATAGACATTGATCTAGTTTTAGATGGTTTTACCAAAGCAATACAAGAACAGTTAGTAAACAAAAAATACAATCCAAATTCTTCCCCTTTTGATTATTCTTTTGTAAAAGTAGCTTGGCCTCAAGATATAATGGATATATTTTCAAAAAAACAAAGAAGAAAAGATATTAATATAGATCCTATTGTTAAAAGTTCAACTGTCTCTGGAGATGAAGATGAGGAATTAGACGTTGCATCTACATATGGTGCATCAGATGTTGAATATTCATTAAAGAAAGATAAAGATAAATTTCAATTAATATTAGACCAATTAAATGAAACTGAAAGAAAAGTATTACAAGGATTCTTCAACTTTATTTTTTCTGAAACAAAAAATGAAGAAGCAGCAGCTTCAAAACTTATAGATGCTGTATATGATGTTGACGGTGATATAAGCGAAATAGACGTTGAAGATATTTCTTCCAAAGGAAAAGAAAGTATGTATGATTACATAGGAAAAGAATTAGGTATTGAATATTCAGAAGCTACAGAAAGTAATTTAAAGTCTAAAGTTTCTCAATTAAGACCTAAATTAATAGCATTGTTTAGAGATCCTAGATTTAAAGAAATTATGGGTATAGAAGATTGGTCAGAAAAAAACTTAGATATTTTGAAAGGTACAGGAACTAAAGGTCGTGAATGGAAAAAAATTTCCTCCAAGGATTATGAAGAATTAGATAAAAGTTTAAAACCAACCTCTGGAACAGCTTATGATGAATTTGGCAAACCTCTACCTTTAGACGATAAAGGAAAAGTTATTCGAAAAAGTAAAAGAAATTTATCTGAAGTTATGCTAGAAAACATTCAAGATATAAATGATAATTTCAATTTTAGATTCAATAAAATAAATAATACTTTAGACAAAATAAGCAAGATCAATAACTATATTAATGAGGGATATGATGTTGCTGTGAAGGATCTTGATCAAGATATTTATAATTATATAAACAATACAGTAGATGGTTTGAATAAAGCCAATTACATGTTGAATGAATTGGAAATTGTTAGTAATGATATAAAATTTGAATATCCTGAAGTTTCAGAAAAATTACAAGAATCGATTGAACCTCTTATTGAAGAGCTTGAGAAATTGATTTTTAAAGTAAAGAATATTAAAAATTCTATAAGACCTTTTCTCTCTGAGTCAAAAAAAAAATTTAATTTAGAAGAGGATGATTTAGAAGAAGAAAGAATAACTAATCCTGATTCAAAAGATTTTGTTAAAAAAAGAGAAAACTTTATTGGATCTCACATTTATGGTGAAGATTTAGGGGGTCTAGGAAAAATGTATGTTGCTTATTCTTACGGTGAACAGTTTCCAGCTTATGTATGGTTTGATGATAAATGGTATCACAACACTAGTAATTATGTATTAGATGATGGAACAATTAATGAACCAACAAACCAACATAAAAAAGATATGAGACCCGCTCAAGACACTCATGGATTATCAACCTTTGCTTTAAATACAATGATTAATAAATTTAAGAACAAACATGGTTTGGGTGATAACGTTCACACCGATGTTGAACCGGGTGAAAAAAATTAACTTTAATTTTTTAAATTAAAAAAGGCGATCAAAAATGATCGCCTTTCTTTTTGCAATATACGTTATTTATTCACCCAGTGTTAAGTAGTTAGATAATATTTCTTTTGCTTCATCATAACTTTTTAAAGCAATTTTTTGTGTGTAAGAAACTTTAAAAATCTCTAAATAATTACACAATGTCAAAAATAAATTTATTTCTTTTTGAGAGTACCTGTTTTTCTCTAACTTATTAATGAAATCATTATAACTTGCCAACTCCATTCCAGATTGTATTTTACCATCATCATAAAGAACACTCAACATATCCATATTTGGTTGTCTCATATCATCTAATCTTTTCTTTTTTTCATCTAGAATTTTTTGAAAATTTTCTTCTTCATGAGTTTCGACTTTACCATCTGAAATTATCGAATCTAACTTTTCATCCAAGTCAATATTTTCTTCTTCAATTACACTTTTCTCTTCTTTACTTTCTACTACTATTTGACTTGATGGAGTATCTTCTAAATTAACTTCAGTATTTTTTTTCAAATCTATATTTTCAGGTAATTTGTTTTCTTCAATACCAAATGTTTTTCTGATGTAATCAACTAATAAATCTAAAAAAGCAAGAGAAACTATTGGTAAAATACCACCAGATATCAATGCTATTATTCTTTTTATAAAAATTGGATCTTCATCTGCCAAACCAAATAATTCAGCCCAATTTTTAATCAAATTTGGTTCAATAACCATTTTCTGTGTCAAAACATCATAAGCGTAATATGTATTTCCATTAACTTGAAAAATAGTTAACAAAATAAATATAAACCAAACAACATTTTTATTTATTTTACCCAAAGCAACCAAACCAGCCAATGCAGATAATGCACCAATTTCAAAAGCAATAGCTAAAGTTAATGCAAGACCAAAACCGTTTGACAGTGAAAAGAAATTAATAACGTGAATCGTACTAATTACACTTACACAAATTGGAACTAATAAGAAAGATATTATTATTAGCCAAGTCATTTTTGAAATAGAATTTTTATTCATCTTAAATTAAATTTTTTAATTAATCTATATACAGAAAAGGTTGTTATATTTAGTTTTTTTGAAGTATCTAAAATATCAAAATCATTTTCTTGTAATATTTTTAACAAATTATCTTTTTTTTCTTTATTTTTTGCTTCGAATGTTTTAGCTCTTGATTCATTAAATTTTTTTAAAAATTCCGGTGATCTTTTCTTGCCTTTTTGCCATACACTACATTTTTCCTTAAATTCATTAGACGATCTAGATTTTTTTAAAATTTCTGATTCCAACATTGATTTACTAATTTTTTGAGATCTTTCTGGGTTTTTAATAGCCTCCTTAAATTTTTCTGAATTTTTCACTGATTCACTAATTTTATTTTTCCAATCTTGAGATTCTATAATTTTCTTAACTTTTTCTGATTTTGCCCTAGATTCCTTTAATTTTTTCTTGTGTTCATCGCCTTCCCACATTTTCTTAAATTTATCTGATTTTTTTAAACCATCTGATATATTTTGTTTATGAGAATCAGTCAATTTTGGACCATTCCAACTCAAACTATTACCATCGCCCCCTTCAGTTATATTATATCCAATATTTTTATCTTGAGAATTGTAAAATTTAATATAATATTTTTCTTTTTCATTCAACTCTTCTAAATTATTACAAAAACAAATAATTTCTTTTTTAAAATTATTTTTTCCGTATTTTTTTATACTCTCTTTTAAGGCAACTCCACTACCCAAATAATTTTTATTATTTTTCTTATCCTTACCTATATATATCTTACCATTTAAAAGATTTGTAGTTTTGTAAATTATCATTTCTTCAACTTATCTAATTTTTTCTGTAACTCATCTATTTTTCTAGAATAGTCATTCATTACATCATCCGGCCTAGCTGTTGTTCTAACAATTGCATTATTAGTATAGACAATTTCTCTTGATGTTTTCAAAATACTTATTTCTCTTTCAATTGAGAGAATTTCCATATTCAAAGAATCTCTTTTCTCTAATTCATCAATTCTTTTATTTGTTTGCTTTATTGAACTTTTTGTTCCACAAGTGTTAAAGAATGTCAAAATACTGAACACAAGAAGCATGATTATTCCATACTTACCTAAAATTTTGTTTATTTTTTCCATTTTTTTAAGTGTTTTATAATAAATATTATTTTATTTTTTTTTAATTATTATACAGTGAATTGATTTTCAATGATTTGTTTAAAAAGCCAATTTCTGGATTAATATTTTCAATGGTAGGTTCTATTTTTTCTTTTATTTGTGAAAGTACATTTAAGGTATTCACATCTAAATTTTTTGGAACAAAAACATTTATATGAACGTATAAATCTCCATAACTTCCGTTATTGGGCAATCCTTTTCCTTTTAGTCTTAATATTTTACCATTGTCAGTATTTGGATCAATCTTAATTCTTATGTCCTCACCAAAAACATTTATAATAAAATTATCAGTTCCCGTTATAGCATCAATAAAATTTATAAATACATCTCTATGAATATCATTATTGAATTTTTTATAAATAATGTGTTCTGATATTGTGCAAAGTATTATCAAATCACCGGGAATTGAGTTAGGAGAATTATTAAAGTTTCCACCATTCTCGATCTTATAAACAAATCCTTCAGTAATTCCGGGAGGTACGTTTATTTCAATATTTTCAAAGTTTTCTTTTATTCCTCTAGCTCCACAACTATTACAAATTTCATTTATTATTTTTCCTGCACCATTACAAATATTGCAATGGTTCGAAGTTTGAATTCTACCAAAAGGAGTTTGTACAACATTAATAACACTTCCTTGTCCGTTACAATTATTACATGTTTTCAAAGAAATACCTTCTTTAGAACCATTTCCTTTGCAAGATGAACAACAAACATTTCTATTATATTTAATTGTTTTTCTAGAACCATGTACAACTTCCTCTAAAGAAAAAGACAATTTGATTCTTAAGTCAGAACCTTTTTGGTTTTGTTGTTGAGGTCTCTGATTATTATTTCTAAAATTAAAGAAATCAGAGAAAAAATCGAAGTTTGAAAAACCTTGGTTGAAATTTGAAAAATTCCCAAAACCAGAACCTCTATTATCGTATTGTTTTCTTTTTTCTGGTTCGCTTAAAACAGAATAAGCCTCGTTAATTTTTTTAAATTTTTCTTCGGCTTCTTTATTGTTAGGGTTTAAATCAGGATGATATTTTTTACTTAAAGATCTATAAGCTTTTTTTATATCATCCTGACTGGCATCCTTAGTTAAACCCAATAATGTGTAAAAATCATCATTCATTATTTAATAAAAATAATAGAATGAACCGAGAAATAAAATATTAAATATTATCCTCTTTCTTTTTTCTCGTAACCTTTTTTTTGACAACATTTTTAACTTTGGTTTCTTTTTTTTCTTCTCTTTTAGAAATTAAAGTTCCTTTTTCTTTGTCAAAATCAATGATAATATCATCACCTTTTATAATTTTTTTGAGAAGTAATTCTTTAGACAAAGGAGTTTCAACAAATTTTGTTATAACTCTAAGAATAGGCCTTGCTCCATATTCGTCAGAATAACCTTCTTCACCAATAAAATCAATCATTTTATCTGTAAATTCAACATTTATTCCTTGAGAAATAACATTTTTTTCAAAGTTTCTTAAATGAATTTTTACGATATCTAATACATTATCTTGGGTCAATTTTTGGAATATAACAACATCATCAATTCTATTAAGCAACTCCGGTCTGAAATGTTTTTTTAATGCCTTTTCAATTATCCTTTGGTTTTCAAGATTATTTTTCAAAAGATCTGAATTGAATCCTACTGGTTTGTTTTCAGTAATTTCTTGCGTTCCAATATTTGATGTCATAATAACCACAGTATTTTTAAAATTAATTTCAACACCGTCTCCATCAGTCAATTTTCCTTCATCCAAAAGCTGTAATAAAATATTTATCACATCTTTATGACCCTTTTCTATTTCATCAAATAAAACAATACTATAAGGTTTATTTCTAACTTTTTCAGTCAATTGACCGCCATCACCATGACCAACATATCCCGGAGGAGCACCTATTAATTTTGATACACTATGTGGTTCCATATATTCACTCATGTCAATTCTAATTAGCGAATCTTCATCATTAAATAAATATTCAGATAGTGCTTTAGATAATTCTGTGTTGTGATGTACAATTCCATTTTCTGTTTGATATAAATGAGTTTCAGAATCAACGTGCATATCAAAAACAGTTTCAATTTCACCTGTTAAATTGTTGCTAATTACAGAAATTTTACTTTCATCTGCCTTTTCAACAAAATCTCCGATCAACAAATTAGAAACTAAACAACATTCATTCTTTTCTTTACGTATTTTGTGATTATCTGCAACTACACAGAAGCTTCCATCAGAAAATTTAATTTCACGAACTTGATCTTTTTTTGTGATCATACCTAAAACATTTATCCATTTACCAAATTCGTTTTTGACCATTATTTTAGATTTTTGAAAAATCTCTTTTTCTGGAATAAATTCTTGAGCTTCTAATTGAGAAACTGCTTCGAATATCTCTTCTATTTTTACTTTTAATTCAATCATTTTATTATTTTTTTATAAATTTTATGCATTTATCAATAGACTCTTTTATTGTATTTGTTGAATGTTTTGGTAATCTAATTCTAAGTACTTCAAAACCATTTTTTATTGCAAATTGTTCTTTAGCTATATCTTTTGACAAAGCTTCTTCATAACTTTTATTTGTGTACGCTTGTTTCCAATTTAAACGTTCATTTTCAAGAGCATTTGGATCCGGATGTACGTGAATACCGTCAAATTCTATTATTTTTTTTCTATCAAAAAAAGTGAGATCATACCAATACAAAGACATCGTTTCTTTGTCATATAGGTAAAATTCACTTTTTATATCTGAACCGTAAAATATGGTTTCAGTTTCAATTTCATCAGGTCCAATAATAGATAGAATTTCATCAATGTATTTTTTTGATATACCAGACGCATTCCACATATTTGAGTGAGTCTTAATATAATTTTCCCATTTTTCTGTAGCCAATTTTTCACCGTACTTAGAAACCATTTTATCTTTGGTTATACACTTGCTTTTTTCAAATTCATTTTTTTGTTCAAAAGTCATTTTACTATAAAGACTATTTTGCCACTTATCATTACGTTGATTGAATTTGATTAAACCTTCTTTCTCGCCATATTTTAATTTAAGTTTTTCAAGTGAAAAAGTTGATTGTCTTTCTTTTAATTTTATTTTTGCTTCTTCAATAGTGAATCCTTTTTCTATCCAATACTCAACATAGATATTTCTTTTTTTTTTGTAATTATTAAGATCATATTTTTTTAAATCTTGCATTACTTCAACCGCTTTTATGTTGTTAATTTTTTGAATTTTAAAAATTTCACTAACTGCCTCTTCGTGAGAATAACCCCTTTCTAACCAATATTTTTTATTAAAAAGTGTTTTACAATTAATATAATTTTTTACAAATATATTTCTGAATTTTTTTATACCTATTTCATTTTTTTCTGAAAGAGCAACTATAAGATTTTCTCTTTGTCCTTTTTCTAAATTATTTAAATTTTTGAAATTCTTAATCTCTTTACTTAAATATTTTTCAAACTCTTCTATTGATTCGATATTGAACAATACTTTTTTTCTACTTTTAATTATCATTTAGGAATACAGGGATACTAATTTTCCTATCCCTGTTAAACCTAAATAGTGTTAATTTTTGTTTTTTCTGTTTTCTAATATTTTATTTATTAAAATATCATCAGCCATTATTGTTATTTCTGTATTTTTTCCTAAACACTTACCAATACCAGTTGAACCAAGAAACAAAAAACTTGCAATAGGTTTTTTTGGATTACTCAATCCAGATCTTGATCGCTGAATAGATTCGGATATTTTTTCAATTGCTTCATCCTGTCCAATAACCCTTTTTTTCAACTCTTCACCCATTTTCATTAGACGAACACCTTCACTTTCTGTGATTTGAGTTACCGGAATTCCAATCATTTTTGAAACGACTCTCGCAATATCATGTTCTGTGACAGGAACCCTTTTGGTTTTTTGTTGATTTTGCCAGTTGTATTTAAAAATCTCTATTTCTTTTATTAAATCTCTCTCCTTGTCTCTGATCTTAGCAGCTTGCTCATATTTTTGAGATTTTATTACTTCGTTTTTTTCGTTCTTAAGATCATTCAATTTATTTTCAAGAACTTCTAATTCTACTGGTAAGTGGAGATTATCCAAATGTAATCTAGCACCTGCTTCATCAATAATATCGATCGCTTTATCTGGTAAAAATCTATTGGTAATATATCTAACAGAATAATCTACTGCAGATGTTATTGCTTCGGCATCAAAAGTAACATTATGAAAATCCTCATAAATTCCTTTAATGTTATTAAGAATAGTTTTAGTTTCTTCAATAGAGGGTTCCTCAATCATTACTTTTTGAAACCTTCTTTCCATAGCCCCATCTTTTTCAATCGATTTTTTATATTCTTCAATTGTTGTAGCACCTATAATTTGCATTGTACCTCTTGCAAGAGCAGGTTTTATAATATTAGAAACATCTAAAGATCCAGCAGAATTACCAGCACCAATTATGGTGTGTAATTCATCAATAAATAAAATAATGTTAGGATTATTTTCAATTTCATCCATAATTGCTTTCATCCTTTCCTCAAACTGACCTCTGTATTTTGTTCCGGCAACTATGAGTGAAATATCTAAGCTTACTATTCTTTTATCATGAAGAACAACACTAACCTTTTTATCAACTATTTTATTTGCAAGAGATTCTACAATCGCAGTTTTACCTACACCGGGTTGACCAACTAATACAGGATTATTCTTTTTCTTTCTACTTAAAATTTGAATAATTCTATCTACTTCATTTTCTCTTCCTACTGCAGGTTCAATTTTTCCAGAAGCAGCTAATTTTGTAATATCTTTTCCAAAATTATCTAACAGCGGAGTGTTTGATCTATTTTTTTTATTGTTATTCCCATCAGAAGGAAATAATAATTTAGAGTCATCCAAATCTTCTATAGCCATATTTTTTATTTTTAAATTTAAATTAATATTTTGAAATTTGTAGTTTAGTTGCCTGTGCTACCAAAACCACCTTCTCCTCTATCAGTAGTATTCAATTCATCAACCTCTTCAAAAATTACATTTGGAACAGGCATAATAATTATTTGAGCAATTCTATCACCTATTTGATATAATTTCCGAGGATTACCAAGTTCTTTCAATCTTACTTTAATCTCACCACGATAACCCGAATCTATTACACCAACACAATTAGCTTGAATTTGAGAAGTTTTACTTGCAGAGCTTCGAGGAAAAATAAATCCAGCATAACCATCAGGAATTTCAATCGCTAATCCAGTTCCATACTCAGTATAGAATCCATTGGGATCTACAGTTAAAGATAATGCAGTCAAATCCATTCCTGCATCACCCATTTTAGCATAACTTGGAATAATTGCGTTGGGGTCTAATTTTTTAATTTTGATTAACATATTATTTTATTTGGTTTATGATTTTAATTTTTTCTGGATGAATGATAAAACTTATTGTTCCATCATATTTTTTTTCAACTGTGGAACTGTAATTATCTTCGAATGTAGAAAATATCAAGTGTCCAGATTTTGAGAAAGCATCAAAATATACATTTTTCCTGAAATAAACATATTTAATTTTTATGTTTTTTGTTTCTCCATAAAATGTATAGATAATTTTTTGAAACTCGTTTTGTAGTATGTAATTAATTCTATTTAGCTTATCTCTATAAATTTTCGGATAAGTTTTTTCGTTCATAGAATTAAATTGATTAATTTATTTTGTTCATAAAAGTAATCTTCATAATCTATATCTACAACTTCTTGATTAAATTTTTTGAAAGCATTTTTAAGAATTATCATTTTTTGTATGATATTTTTTATGGAATTATTATCACACTTATCTTTTAAATCATATAAATCATTTACAGAAAAACTATCCCATAGTGAACGTAATTTTTTCATATACGCTTTATCATCCTCTTCATAATCAATTTTCTTCTTTATTTGATTTATGTAAACAGCTAAATCAATAATAAAAATTTCCTGATTATCCAGAACTTCACAAATAGCGGATCTTAAATCTGATTGATTAAATAAATCATCACCAAAATTCGAAAATTCATTTTCTGAAAAATTCAAATATAATTTGATTAAAATCTCTTTAGTTTTTTCCATTAATAAATATTTTTGACAAACATATTTAAAAATTATAAAATTTACATAAATACGATATATTTATTGTTATGAACAACAAAAAGTTAATAGCTGCCGGAATATTAGCCGTAGATAAGAATACAGGTGAAATTTTACTTATTAAAAGAAGCAATTTAGTACCCAACCCCAATAAATGGGCAGTTGTAGGAGGTAAAAAAGATCCAGAAGATGAAAATACTAGAGTGGCAGCGATAAGAGAATTTAAGGAAGAAGTTCAACCAGACACCTCTTATCAACTCAGCAAACTCCCATTCTTTATAAACGAAAATAAATACCTTAAATTTTACACTTACATAGGGTTTTTTGATAACAAGTTTGTACCCATCCTTAATGAAGAAAATACTGATTATGGGTGGTTTTCCTTAGATGAATTACCGGAAGATTTGTTACCAGCATGTAAATTGATGTTTGAAACAAGAGGCGATGACCTTAAAAAGATTATAAATAAAATGAAATAAAAAAAGGTGAACTATCAAAGTTCACCTTTATTATTTTAAAAATAATGTTTTATTACCTAGGGATCATTTTTATCATCCTGTCATAGTTCTCTTGAGCCTCTTCTTTGGTTTCATATGTTCCAAAATTAAAAACACGACCCTCAGGACTGATGTACTTAGCTTCAAAAACAATTTTTTCTTTGACACCACTAGAATTATCTGAAATGATGTTTTTTACCTTATCATCAGATGTTTTTTCAGGATTAAAAAGTCCAAGCTGTGCGTCTTTTTTGATAATCTGCATTTCAGGAGACACTATTTTAACGTTTGTTTTAACCATGTTTTCTCTACGACAATCTAAGGTATTGCCATTTTTAAATGTTATGTTGAAAACTTCGTTAGGATCATCTTTCATAATAAACTTATGCAAAAGTCCATACTTTTGATTTCTGGCATAATACCTTCCAGTATAAAATGATGTTGCCACCCATTTGTATTTTAACAACTTGTAATAGTCATTCTCATCTACTAAAGCTACCTGCCCATTTGATAATGGTAATTCTTTCATGTGTCTTATTGGTTTTTAATTATTTTTATAAATTCTTCTTTATTGATTTGTGGAAGACCCTTACCATTAAAAAGATCCAAGGTAGAAAATTGATTATTTACATCGACCAATACCAATCCATTTGTGTTTAACAAATCCCAAATTTTAACAAGTTGTTCAGGAGAGAAATCTTGATCTACTAAATTTTTCAATATTGGACTTTCCTCCGGCACATCAACAACAAATATTTCTAAAGTGTTGGAATCTGTTTTAATTGCCTTGTGACCATTCTTGTATAGAAAATGACTAACCGAATCAGTAAATTCTGATGTGGGAAATTGCATCATAAATGATTTCTGATCAGCATTTTTAATCCTACTGGCCTTGTATCCATTAGGACTGTTTTGATTGAAGCCGTAACTCATAGGAAAATTACTGCGTATAGCTCCAATTATTCTCTTATATCGAGACCTCAACAAATTTAATTTTGGATCATCATCTTGCTCTTCATCAAAATGATCGAAACTTTCTTTTATCTCTTTTTGTATCTCACCATCTATTTCAATGTCAGAGGGATCTAAAATAGATTTGTTTTTAATTATTAATTCATCATTTTCACCACCAACCTCAGTTATGTAATTGTATTTTTTAGTAAGTAAATCTATAATAAATTTTATTTTAGATGGGTCATTCAATTTAATACTGAAAACAGGATTGTCCTCAGATATTTTTCCACATAAATAACCATTTACATCTTCACGGTTCTGATAAAGATTTTCCTGTTTTAATATAAATTTGATTCTCTTGCCCATTTCTTTAACTTGAAAGATGGTGTCAGGAACAGAATCAACATTTTTATCCAATTTCTTAGACATGATGGTGTTTTTTGGAGTTTTTTGTATTTAAACGAAATACTCGTTTCCAAAGTTACAACTAATATATTTAATAGGATTTTCCTATAATCAAAATCTTTCTAAATCACTGATTTTGAATCTATTAGGTAATGAAGAATGGCTTCTTGGAGAAGTTAATTGATAGTAAATTTCTCCATCTTCGCTAACGGAAACTTTAGTAACTTGATATGGTCTTTTACTAGGTCCAAAAGATTTTACAAACACCAAATCATTTATCTTGAATGGAGAATGTTTCTCTAAAAAATTATCTATAAGATTTTTAAATTCGACTTTGTGTTCCATTTTATTAGATTTTATATGCCATGAAGTGTAAAGAATTTTTTGGTCTGGTTATGGCAACGTAAAAAACATTTTTTGATTCAAAATCTTCTTCATCATCAGGATCAAAAGAATATTTTTTCTTTTGTTCGTCTGTTAGGTTTTTTACGTTGTTAAATTCCAATAGATCTGGAGCAAAACAATTGACGACTACACAATTATCAAATTCCAACCCTTTAGATTTGTGTATAGTCAATAAAAATTTCCTACTTTCTCTATTAGATTCTATAAAATTAATAATATTTTCTACATTTCCAAAAACCGGCAAAACATAAGTTATTTTATTTTGTGTAGTTACACTTATATTACCTTTTTTTATCCCCTCTATCTCAGATTCAGAAAAATAATTTTTATAATTCATGGGATATTTCTTAACTAAAAACTCCCTTTCTATTTCTTTGATTACATTATTAGTTCTACACAAAATTACAATCTCACTGTAATTATCTATCATTTTCATGAAATTTTCAAATTTCATAATTTTTTTATTAACAACACCTTGTTCTGTTTTAGATGGTATAGCTTTTAATGTCGAATAATTATTTGAATTTTCTACAATTGAAATTGAACTTCTGAAATTTATACTAAGTGTCATTTCATCAACCTGTCTTCTTTTTTTCAACATATCCATTACCCTGAAAGCATTAGCACCACTATAACCAAAAATAGATTGACCTATATCTCCTATGAGTGTATAGTATTTTGCATTCAATTTTAGTAATATATCCATTTGAATTGCAGAGGTATCTTGAAATTCATCTATGAGAATATAATCATATTTATTCCTAAACATCACGAGCCATTTATTTTCCTTTAACAGATCCCTTATCTCAATCAACATATCTGAAAAATCTCTGGTTTTAGTTTCCTTTTTGAATTTATTATATTCATCTATAAAATTTGGTTTTTTACACTTAATGCCCTCTGCAGATTGTAATTTGAATGAAGTTATTTCAGCACTTATGTATTGTGCATTCTCATACATATCGTTTAATAATTCATAGAATTTAATTTTAAGCTCATTAGATGCACTCGGCTTAGGTCTATTTTTTTCTTTATACCAAGAAATAAATTCATATATCTCTACTACCTTTTTAAACTTTTTCATTTTTGACAACATTCCTTGGCAAAAAGCATGGATTGTAGTTATTTTAATTTCATCATTCTGAAGCCTTGATCTGAATTCTTCTACAGCAGATTTAGTGTAAGAGAAAAATAAAATTTTTGAAGGATCTACACCTTGTGAAATTAAATACCTTACTCTTTCGACTGCTGAAAAGGTTTTTCCCGAACCTGCGGTTGCTCTTAAAATAATATTTGATTTTATATTAGCATTGATAAATGATAATTGTTCCTCTGTATATTTGTTTTTAGTTTTTTCCATTATTATGAAGTTATAGAAAACTGTGAAATTCCTGCATCAGGATTGGCCTCAACCTGTTCTTTAATCAACCCGGAATTAGATTTGGTAACTTGTATAATGTTATTTACAAAATCTTTTATTTCTGTTCTATGAGTTATTATAAGAATATTTTTATATCTGTTACTTAAATAAGAAAAGACCTTTCCAATGTCTGCTGTCTTATCTTCATCAAGCGTACCAAAACCTTCATCTATAATCCTTAGACTTGGTTTCATCAAACAGCTTACAGAGTGTAATGCATCGGTAATTGCTATACTACCAACAAATTTCTGAGATCCAGAACCCATAGATAAAGGAAGCGAATCTATTTTGTCTGGACTGAAATAAAATATTTCTTGAACATCTCCATTGTTTTTAATGAACATATCAATTCTGAAGTTAACAATATTTGATAGAATTGAGTTGATTCTATAATTAACAATTGGAAGTTTCTTTTTAATTATCTGAGCTGGTATTCCATCTCTTGAAACAGCCTGTAAATAAACAGAATATTTAGCATATATTCTAACTGATTCTTTTATCTGATTTAATTTATCAATCAAGTTTTCGATATTGTTTTGATTAACTTTTATTGTACCGGAAAAATCTTTTATTTTATTATCAAGTTGATGAATAACAATCTTGTATTCTTTTATACTTTGTTTTAAAGCTTCAATTTTGTTATCAATTTTACTATTAGATGATATCTTGGTTTCGTTTGATTTTATTTTAGAAATTTGTTCTTTGAGGTCTTTATTTTTATCTTCAAAACTCTTCAATTTATTTTTTTGATCCTCCAAATCTCTGTTTTTATTTTTTACCTCCTCATTATGCAAGATGTCAGTTTCGGCTTGTTTCAATTTTTCTAAATTGACTTTCAATGAATCCATTTCATTTTTATCAGATTGTAATGATATTTTAAGAGAGTCTAACTTATTTTTTTGACCATCAAAATTTATATTATGAGTAGAAGCACTTTTTATCGAATTTATTTTTTCTTGTAATCCGTTTATTTCTGATGTGATTGAAGAAATCTTCACAATACATTCTTGCTCAACTTCTGGATTAGCTTGTTTAGTGGTTTGTTTACAAGTTGGGCACTTTTCTCCTCTAGAAACCTTTAGATCATTATCTAAATTTAATTTATCTTTTCGTTTAGAATCTAATTCATCTTCATATGGTTTTGATTCCTCAACAGTAAGTTTAGGATTTTCCTTAATCCATTTCTCAAATTCAAGATATAAATTTTTATTTTTTTGGAATCGTGTTTTTATAGACTCTATTTTATTTTCTAGGTCATTTGATTTTAATCCAGCAATTTCTTGAGGTGTTTCCTTAAGAAAGTTTTTAGATGTCCAATCAGATAATGAATTTATATTTTCAGAAAATTTATTAATTTCTGAATTATTTTTCTCTATTTTTTGTTCTACTTCAGTTATATTTTTTTCAGTAGTTTCTTCTAATTGCAATATTTTTTTTGTGAGTTCTAAAATTTCAGAATTGTGAATTTCTATCTGTTCATCATTTTCATCTTTATCCTTTTGTAGAGAGTCAAGATGTATTTTATCATTAGAATTTTTATCCTTCAATTCTTCAATCTGTTTTTCGATTTCAGATGGGTCTCCAAGTTGTTTTTGTACAGACTTTATTTGATTAAAAATTTTATTAGCGAATTCATATTTGATGTCAAAAACCTCCAAACCAAAAAACTTTCTTATCAAATCATTCTTTGGTTGTTGTTGTAAACTTAAATAATCATCTTTTCCACCTTGTGTCTGAAGTGATATTTTTGTAAAATCATCGAAAGTTCCTATACTATCAATTATTAGTTTTTTAAACTCTTTTTTCTCTTTAGCAGCACGATCAGAATCTTCATTGATCCAAATTTCTTCACCATCTTCATCGTGAGATAAATATTCATATTTGACAGAATATGCAGCTTTGGTTGTTCCATCTCTTTTGGATGAAACAGTTATACCTCTTTCAATTCTATATTTAATACCTGCTATTGTAATGTAAATTCTCACCCAAGACTTGTTAACACCTGTGTAAAGATTAACAACCTTGTGATTATCTCCTCCTCCCAAAATCTTTTCATATAATCCCCACACTAAAGCTTTTATTAAATTGGATTTTCCTGAGTAGTTTTTTCCAAATATACCGGTGATTCCATTTAATTTGTCAAAATCAAATTCATTTGTTTGTGCTGGATGAGAAAAAATATTAAAGGTTTCCATTTTATTCAAATCCCATTCAATACCCTTCTTATCATTCGATTCTAAATTTATTTTAGAATCAATTTCCTTGCTCAATTCAATAACATCCTGAATATTTTCGTAAGAATTTTGATTTAAATAATCAATCAAAAGCTTCTCAAAGCTTTCGGAATTTTCATAAGAAAAATCATCCTCATCTGATTCTAAAACCTTATCCTTGATAATGGGTTTAAATTCAACGGTTACATTTTCGCAGCCATGAATGTCTTTAATCCATTTTCTTACTTGTGACTTCTTTTCAACATTTTCGTTTTCAGCATCATCCTCAATCTCGATATAAACTCTAGTTTTTTTCTTATCTAAAGAAAACTTTAAATCCTGTAATCTTTCTTCAACAATTTCACCTTTAGTGATATTTAACTTACAATACCCATAATCATTTGGGATATGTTTTCTCTCAAATTCATTTGAATTTAAGTCCCAAATCAAATATCCTTTTTCAATTGACTCACCGAAATTTTGTTGAATTAAACTGCCGGAATAAGCTGCAGTATCTCCATTTTTTCTTTCAAATGATTGGTGTTCGTGTATATCACCGAGTATAACAATGTCAAAATTGTTAAAGGCTGTAATTTTCATTAATTCATCACCCTTCAGTTGATATCCATTGTCATTTACGCATCCATAAACAGGACCGTGGTAAAGAGCTATATATTTTTTGTTTTTTTCTTTTTCAGTTAAAGTTAATATCTCGTTATCTAATAAAGAATAAACACCATAAATAATATCTTCTTCAATTTCATATAAACCAGAATCCTTGAAAAAGTATACACCATTGCCATCCTTGGGAATTATCAATTCTGGATTTTCTTTTGTGACAATAAAACCATTCTCTAATAAATCAATTAATGGAGAAATTGCATCGCCCTGAGTTAAATCTTGTTGATTAAAATCGTGATTTCCAATAATCAAATCAACTGGTGCTATTTTGGATAAGGCCCTCAATAAATTACCGGCAATATCAATAGACGTTGGAGACATATTTATTTTCAGGTGAAAAATATCTCCAGCAACAACTATTCTTCTTGGTTGTTCATTTTTTAAATCTTTTATAAGTCTGTTAAATACAGTTTTATATTCTTGATGTCTTGAACCGAATCTAATATGTAGATCAGCTATGTGTGCAATTTTATTATTCATTTATTTTATTTTTTAACCTCTCAAATTCCCTCTTTGCAAAATCAGGATTTATATTTTTTAAATAACCTTTTTTTCTACCTTTCAATTTATCAACAAAAATATGATTAAAATCTATTTTTTTATGATTTCTTAGAATTTTAATCAATTCTTCTCTTCCATTTTGCTCATAATATTTTGCTATATCTCCTTTAATATCAACATAATAAACGTCTAAACCCAAACTTTCTAATTTAAAATATAGATTATATGCATCTTTTTTTGCGTCTTCATCTAAACAAATGACAATTTTAGATTTAAATTCTAAAAGCTTGGTCAGCAAAAGATCAGAAATAGTCTTACCCAATAAAGGAATAGCATTCAATATTGGAAACATATCAAATACACCTTCAACAAGATAAACTGGCAAATTAAAATTTATGTTTTTAACATTAAAAATTATATCTTGTTTATCAGGAAAATCAGGTTTTAAATATGTGGGTTTTATATTAGGTAAATAACTCCTTGCTTCATAATAATTTATTTTACCATCGACATTATAAGATGGAATTATAATTCTAAATTTTCTTGGACCGTCTTCGGTATAACCTATATTGTATTTTTTTATTGTTTCAAAATCAACTTTTCTAGATTGTAAATATTTTATTGCTTTTCTATAATTCAAACTACTATAAGTTTGAGAAAGTGGCTTAAAACCCTCCGGAAGTTCACAGATTAAATTTTGGTCTACAACAATTTTATTATTAGTAATGTTGTTGTTGTTTTGTAAATAATTTTTAGAGGATTTAGGAAAAATTAATTTTATTTTTTCATTCTCATCTTCTGTTCCAAAATCTTCTATAACTCTCTTAACAAAACCCTTATATTTACACTTCCAGCAATGAAAAATATTTAATTCTGAATTGTAGCCTAAATTAAATTTATCTATATCACTTCTACAATATGAACTTGGACAATTATATTCGAATTGTATGATATTATCGTATTCATCTTTTGGATCACCAAGGATCCTTTTCAGAATAGAATTAATGACAATATTATTTTCGCCAGAGACCATTTGAGCAAAAATAATAAAAAATTATAAATTATACTAATTGTTTTGAGTTTATTTTAGAACAAACATGTGCCATTCCAACCACCCAAGCATCCGCCATATCAAAATTTTCATCAATTAACTTATGAGTTGTTTTGCTATATTTCCATATAACTTTTGGCTCAGCTCTGTCTACTGCCTCCCAAATTAAATATTTTTTATTTGGATGTGATTTAGGAATTTTTAAGTCCGGAAAAACAATTCCCCTAGCAGCAGAAACGTTATAATAAGTAGGTTGAATACCGGTTTTCTGATACAAAAATAAACTTATCATTGAATTCATCTGAGTTAATTTTTGAATTGTATCTGCATTTGAAAATTTACCCTTAAATTTTTTCAAAGGTTCTTCAATGCTTATATCAGTAAATTTTATATCTTGGTAATCCTTGAAAAATTCTACAAAATCATCGTATTTTTCAAAAAGATTATGTTTAGGTTTAAATTTTTTATATGATAATTCATGAAGTTTGTAATTATCATTTTCTAAACCAAAAAGTGCAACACCTATTACAGAGGTAGAAATATCTAATGCTAAAATCATAAAATTAAAATAAAAATTAAATAAAAAAATTAAAGATTTATATCTATTTCAAAAGTGAATAAATCTAAAGCACCTTTATAAATTGGTTCTGAAAATTTTGCAACCGCAACTAATTCATTTAATTCATTATATAAACCAACCTCAGTAATTGAAACTTGTTGATTAGCTGCATAAGGATTGCTTGCTAATGCATTATCCCAAGTAGCGTTATTTGAAATATAAAATTGACCCAATAAACTATTACAAGTTGTTCTTAATTTAAAAACTGTATCTAAAGATGTGAAATCTAGTGAACATATAGGTTCTTCATCTCCATATATTGAAGTATCAGTAGTATCAAAATAAATATTGGTTGTTTCGCCACCTGAATTTGGACTGCCATCAGGTAGAAAACCAGATACCCAATCTATTGAATTTACTATATCTGTATGAGTAATTGCAATTAAACCTTTATCAAGAACAACAAAACCAACAGGAATATCATAATTATAATATGTTCCTCCACTAATATATAAAATTCCAGCTTCATTACTAGTAGTTGCTGCAAAAGCTTTATTTGTTACTATTACATCAAATGGTCCATCATAACCATCTGGGGCATATATTAATCCAGATTGATAATAATTTTTTATAATACTAGTAACTTGAACATTTCCAGAATAAGTAGGGTTTAAAGTATGGTCAAATTCATCAATTGTTATTGAATCTCCTACAGAAAAGTAATTACGATCTGGTAAAACTACAAAACCAACATCACCTGCGTCAAAATATGAATCATAATATCCTATTGCTTGACCCCTATAATCATTATATAACCCATCAACAAAAACAGATTTATTTATTCTATATCTTCTATCAGTATTTATTGAATCATTACTTAATTTTGTTTCTGCATATGAAGTTGCTGAAGGTCTATCTTGATATCTTCTATCTATGGGATTCCAAGATGTTACAGCGGAATTTGATATAATTTGTCCAATCTGATTTACACTTAATCCTGTATATGGCAAATTAACACTATCACTAAATAAATAAGTAATATTATCTCCTAGCAAAGGACTTCTTTCGCCATATTTGTCGGGTGTACTATCAGAATAAGTCGAAGAAAATAAAGTATAGAAATTAGCTGAACTACCAGTACCGGGTACATTTAATTTTATAGATCTAGCATCTATAAATTCAGTATAAGCAGTATTTGGTATTTTTATTAATAATATTTTATCAACATTTAATTGTTGTAATTCGGGATAAAAAAAAGATAAAGATGAATTTGTTGGAAATTTATCTTTATCAGTTGGTAAATTTAAAGAAACAAAATAATTACCTAAATTATTTGTTATACCAGTTCTATCACACAAACTTAAAGAAACACTATCTCCTGACAACGAAATTGGAATTTCGTTCTCTTCATTTATATAGAGAAAACCACTAACAGGACTTGTGAATTTAGGATCAATCATAATGTAATTCTAAATGACTTTCAATATCAAATAGAATTACATATCTATATCAATATTGAAAGTAACTAAATTTATATAGTTTTTTTCAACGTATTCCGAAAGTTTAGCAACAGCTATTAATTCATTCATTCTATTGTATAATCCAACTTCAGTTACATAAACTGGATCTAATGTAATTATACCTGTTTGAGAATTAATATTGTTGAGAGCACTAGTTCTATCCCAAGTAGAATTATTAGAGATCCAGAACTCAGTAGGCATTGCCAAACAAACTGCGGAAATTTTGAAAGATGTGTTAATATCGGTGTATTCCAAATAAGCTGCTGGATCATCATCAATATTTAATCCAGAAAAATAAACATTTGTTCTTCCAGAAGTATAGTTTAAGTCACCTGATCCGGGGCCACCAGTACCCTCTGTCCATACAATATTTTGTGTTATGGCAGTATGAGTTAAAACACAAATACCCATATCTAAATAACAAAAACCTACTGGAACATCGTAATTATAACCTGCAACTCCGTCTGGAAAATTAGTAGGAGGTGTTATAGAATAACTTCCTGATCTTGTATCAGTATTTAATCCGTTTGGCCTATTATTAGGATTCAATACAGAAGAAATTCCTCCACCTAAAACCTCTCTGTATGAAACAGCAGATGGTCTCTTCGTATAATCAGTTGGATCTGGTTCCCAAGTTGTATTAGCTGACATATTAGTTCTTACTCCAATTTCATTTGCAGTAAATCCAGTATAAGGAATATTTATATCATCACAAAATAAAAAACAAATATTATCACCTAACAGTTGATTTGTTTCGCCATATTTCAATGGTTTATCAGATGAATATGTTGAAGAATAAATCTTTACTCCATCAAAAGGTCCGGGTGCTGTACCACTTGTTGGTACAAAAAGAGTTATAGATCTTCCGTCTATAAATTCTGAATATTCAGTTGGGGGTATAGAACAAAAAACAATCTTTTCATTATTTAACTGATAAAGCTCTGGAAAATATTTTGCTATAGTTGAACTTGTACTTAAATCATCATCAGAAGTTGGGAGATTAAAAGAAACAAAATAATTTCCCTTATTATCTGCAACTGAATTTCTGTCACATTCAGTGAAAAATAATTCTTCATTTGAAACTATTTTATTATCTAATGTTTCAGCTTGAACTGTAAGCGATGAACTTACTAATTTTGTAAAACGTGGATCAATTGTACTCATTTCTTTTTTTTATTATTTTTTAAAGTGCTGCGGATGAACCAGTATCTGTTAAAGATCTTGGTGGATAACTAAAATTAACTTCAAATTGACCTATTTCTCCGGGCTTTATAGATTTTCCCATAGTCCCGTAGAAATTAAAGAATAATTTTTTCGTTCTTCCAAATCTATTATCAGGTATTACACTGGCACCCTCTTTTGTGGTATTAACAAAGTCATATATTGCATTCAATAAACCTTGATCTGCTTGAGTCATTGCGACCCATTGATTTACCGATACTGCATCATTTACATTGGCAGCAACAGCTTCTCCTTGTACGGTCGCTGTACTTAAACTTGGACCCAAAGTAACTTCAGATTGTAATTCTGAAAAATTATTTTCAGTCAATCTTGCTGATAAATCTTTGTTGACTATTGCTCTTCCCATTTTTTATTTACTTATAGTTGTTTTTTGAATTTAAAGTGCTGCGGATGAACCAGTATCTGTTAAAGATCTTGGTGGATAACTAAAATTAACTTCAAATTGACCTATTTCTCCGGGTTTTATGGACTTACCCATAGTACCATAAAAATTAAAGAATAGTTTTTTTGTTCTGCCAAATCTATTATCAGGTATGACACTTGCACCTTCTTTCGTGGTATTAACAAAGTCATATATTGCATTCAATAAACCTTGATCTGCTTGAGTCATAGCAACCCATTGATTTACCGATACTGCATCATTTACATTGGCAGCAATAGCTTCTCCTTGTACGGTCGCTGTACTTAAACTTGGTCCTAGTGTCACTTGAGATTGTAATTCTGAAAAATTATTTTCAGTCAATCTTGCTGATAAATCTTTGTTTACTAATGCTCTTGCCATTATTTATTGATTTATATTTTATTATTATTCTGCAGCTGTTGCACCTATATTTGTTTGTGCTACGTTTAAAGTAGGATTAACCAAGGGATTTAAACCTGTAGATACTTGTGTCGTTGGTGTTCCCTGAATTTGATTTGCTTTTTCAAATTGAAAAGTAATTTTATTATAATTACTTCCAGTTGAAGGGAAGAATATTCTTAATCTATAACCGGGAGCTGTTGCTGTAGGTTGTTTTAAAGGAATAATTAATTCATTATTATTGATGACATTTGGACCATAACTAGTTGGAGACACTACATAAACTCCATCATTAACCAAAGCACCATCAACAAATGTTTGTAATTGTTGAGTAGTTACAACTGGAAAAGTTGTTGGAGCAACATTTGAATTAAAATTAATACTTTGATATGTTGTTTTATACTCAACTGTTTCAATTGATTCTGCCGGAATTGTTGATGTAGTAGGACTAATCAAATTATCCAATGTTCTTCCCTTTGCACCAGTTACTGCATTTTCATTTTCGCCTGATAAATCTGGTATTTCTCCAGATAATAAAGGAAGTGGAAGAGTATAATTTACATCTGGATCACCCAATGAGAAACGTGTAATTTTTAATCTATCTACAGTAACTCCATTAGGAAGTTGAATATATCTGGGTTTTGACAAACTGTCAAATAGATATTGTCTTCCTAATTCAGTAAGATAGGCTCTTGCATAAACAGTTGTTGCACTTGGTATTAATCCCATTTTTTTACTTTTTTAAAAATCTATTATTAATTGAAAAGCTAAATATCTAGAATTAGCTTTTTTCAGTGGGTATGTAGGTTTACCAACAGCCACTGTATTGTTTTGATTATCTAGAATTGCTACTTCAGTTATATATGTATTTTCATCAACTAGTGAATCAAAAGTTTCATTATTTGAATCATTATATTGATAATTAGCTGCTATAACTGTTATGATTGTTTTATAAGTTGTTGTCAATACTTGGGCATCTATAGTACCAAAAAAGAAAGATTCGCCTCCAAAATTACAAATATCTCCATTAGAAGTATGTCCAGACCACATTACATAATTTCCACTTGTAGCACCAGAATTATAATCTTCTCTAGAAACAATAAATTGATGAGAATTTAAAGCTACTGGGTCAATTGTAGTATCTGGCACAACTAAAGTTGTGCAATCATAAATCCCCTGACCAGATAAAACAACCCAGTCAGTTGCTGGTACATTACCCGGTTTATAATCAAATGATTTATCTTGTTCGTTTACTAAAATTTTAACTCTCTGAGCATTCCAACCTGTACCATTTGCTAATTCTGTTGAATTCCTCATGTATGGAAAACTATTAGTCGGAAATTGAACAGATAAATATTGAGGGTTACCATTAATATCAACAGCTCCATCTATTTGCTTTATACTTCCACAATGAATCGGATAATCATAACCATAACCCGCTACACTTGCAGGATCAACTTCCATCAAATATGTAACAAAGTATGTTTTTCCAGATTCACACAAACCATTCACATCATTTGTAGTTAATGGTGGAGCTGGATTAGTAACAAGATTTACAATAGGTTCTGGTAAAGTATAAGATCTATTTCCTTTGTAAGACATAGCCATTAATAAATCCTGATCAGTAATTACAAATAATTGTAATTTATGATATACTCTACCAACAACTTTATTTGTTGATTGAATACCGTCTCTTAATTCTCTATATGTTGTTTTTGCTGCAGAATCATAAAAAGAATTCCCATATGAATCATATAATGTTAATCCATATTCTGTACCTTGTCCATTATTTGCAGGGAATCCATGCCACATCAATGTTGGCATATTCATTATTACTGATTTCTCTATCAACTGTTCTCCATAAGTTAATCCACTAAATTTATTGGTATAGTGAATCAATCCTAAAGCAGGATAACTTTCATCAAAACCCAAATAAGTCTTAGTTCCAGCATATTCTATTGAACCATATGATGAATAACCGGAAACTCCATCAATTGTAACATCCGTACCAGCAACATCGTATGGTCTTACAATATTCATGTTCCAAAATTTTGTTTGCTGAGTATATCCTGAACCAAAATATGATTCAACGGCATTATCTGGATAAATGAATAGTGGATATCTAGTTTTAGCACCACCTATATTTGGTATTGCTCTATCTAAATCAATATTTGTGTTTGTAATAGCCGAATAAACTTTATACCAAAGACCATTAAAAGGAGTTCCAGAATAAATTAAATCAGCTGAGGTATTTGGATTCAAAGCAGAAGCTGTTGGATATGCATCCGGAACCCATAATATGTATATATTATCACCTTCTTTAATTGTGTAACCAACAGGTGCTGTAATTTGAATATTATTTGTACCAAAAGTTGTTGTAGCCCCTTCAACACCAATACTTCTTGCCAAAATATGTTGATTATCATCCAAGAAATACCAGTTATTAGAGTATCCTGAAAACATACCATAAGTTGCAGTTTGTGCAGTCGCGAACTGTTTTACAGATTGAATTGTTTGGTTTGTTAATTCAATTGGATTTGTACCATCTAAATTGACGGGATCTATATTCGGATAATCTCCAACTGGGGCTAACACTCTATTATTTAAAATATCGTAAGTAGATAATCCGTTAACTCTATCCCTATCTATATTATAATCTATCTCTCTATCAGAAACTACAGCTTTAGAAAACTGTAATTGCCCCAAAGAAAGTAATCTTCGGCCAGCATCAGTTAGCTTAACATTAATATATGTCGTTGATTCTGGTGGTAAAAATGGCATTTTTTGTTTTTAAAGATATTTTTTTAATACTTAAAGTAAATAGATTTAGAAAAAAAAAATAAAATATTATAAAAGTTTTATTGTAAAAAATTTGAAAGTCTATTTATTTTAAAATTTAATTTAAAAACAAAGACATTAAATTAGTAAAATATGGTATTGCTTGAACCGGAAGATATTTTTGTGAGGAACACTTTATCAGTTCGAAGTGTTCCCGGACAGGATAAGCTGTACCAGAACACGAACACTGAATCTATTTTTACATTTGGAGATTTCAGAATAAGTAGAGATCTTAATCCAAATATTGTTGATGGTGATCCTAGATCACTAAGTTTTGATAGGTTACAAAGTTTAACCTCATTAACTTCTTCAAATTTTAATGCTGGAGAAGCAATTGGTTTAACTATAAATGATTTGAATTTGGATCTTTCAGATCCCAATTCTTATTCATACTTTGGTTCATATTATTCAAAACTAGCAAATACTATAAATAAAATCATAGACAATTTTCCATACGCCCTATTAGCTTATGATGGAAATGTTGGTGAAACTAATTTTATAACATTATCAAGTACACAATTAAGTTATACAGAAATAACAATTATCAGTTCTGCACTTACTAATCAAGGAAATATAATTTTTACTTCAGGAAATAGTTACAATGCATTGAGTTCTAATACCCTAACTTTATATGATAATTATGATAAATTTGAGATACAATTAAGTTCAACAACTTTAAATACTTCCCCTTCTTATCCAATTTTATCATATAATTTTAGTGCATTCTCAAATTATTATCATCTTAATTTTAAGGTTTCAGGTATTTTTACTGCGAACACAACTGATGCAATTTATATTAGACCATCAAAAAAAAGGTATTTTCAATATAAAAGAAGTCTTGATAATTTACAATACCAGTTATTAGAAGTTGGAAAATTTAGCGTTCCAAATCCAGAAAACGATAAATTTTTTGATAAATTGATAGAGTGGCCAAGAACTATTGATGGTTTTGCACCTGACAGTTATGGAACAAATTTCGATAATTATTTAGATGAAATTCTAAAATATGCTACTTTAACCGACCAATTAAAAACAAATTGGATGGTTAGAACAATTATACCGGAAAATTATTTAGAATTAGATTCTGATGGTCAAATATATAATAAATTCATCCAAACTTATGCTGAGGAATTCGATAAAATTAAAGGATATATAGATAACTTAGCTTTTTCACACTCAATTAATTATACTGAGTCTGAAACAGTATCAAATAAATTCATTGGTAGATTAACAGAATTATTAGGATGGAAACAACCGATTAATTTCACTGATACTGATTTTTTTGAATACTTAGGACAAGAAGATGATAGTAATAAAACATTAGAAGACTATAATTTAGATCTCTGGAGAAGAATCTTGACCAATATAAATTGGTTATACAAAAGAAAAGGTACTAGAGAAGCAATAATGTTTATTTTTAAAGTTATTGGAGCACCTGATTGTATGGTTAATTTTGATGAATTTGTTTATAAAATTCAAAGAAATGCAAACATAAGCCTTACTGATCAAACGACAAGTGGGTGGGATGGAACAACAGCTTTTATACCAGTACCAATTGGAAAAGTTAATGAAAACGGATACATCAATTTCGATGAAAGTTTTTTAGCTTTTCAAGAAGGTGGACCGGGTAGAGGAAATGGACAAGATTATATAAATCAATGGCAACCTGAATTCGATCCTATAAAAACAGTTGACAATGTTAAAGTTTATACTGGAGATCCAAATTATTATGGAACGGAAAATTTAGTCAATAGTAAAGAAGTTAGTATTGGATTAGATCCTGCTTCAGCTATAGAGTGCGATGTATTTGATTGGTACAAATTAGGTTTCTTTTATACCGGAAATACAAGTGTAAATTTACCTTCAGATTATAAATTAACAAATGAAGATTTGGTAGCACCTCCAGAAATTTCTGGATATACTATAAGTGAATGGTTGAATTTTGTATATAATAATAGTATAGACGTAAAAAATAGAAAAACTTATTTTGATCCTCATCATAATTTCTTTTATCCAAATTTGCGAAAAATATATTTGACTTATTATTATTGGAATGTGACAGCACCATCTTATGAAATTTCTAGTCAAGTAACTTTTAGAAAATTAGAGCAATTTATAAGATTTGTTGAATCTAAGATATTTGTTTATTTTGAACAAATAATACCTGCAACAACCATTTTTGAAGGTGTTTCAACAATTTATAGAAATACAGTATTTAATAGACAAAAATTTGTATATCCAAAAGGAATAAATGATGGTTCAGAATTTCAAACAAAACTACCAGCACAATTTTACAATCAAATAAATGGTGCAGTAGTAACTTCTAGCGTTAACAATATTTTCAAAGCAAATATTGTTGGTGCTTTCGTATCGTCTAATTTAAAAAATAGCATTAACTTAAATATGAATGTTGTTCAAGCAATAGGAACTGTTTCAACACCATTGCAAATGACAGTAAATGCTGTATCAGTGACATCAAATATATTAAGTGCTGTCACACTAAACACACAAAAAGTTGGTTTTTTTGGAACACCCATAATATTCCCACTATCTGGAATTCCGTTTGGAACTCCTCCTCCGATACCTCAATTATATACAGGTAACACAGGTTCCGGTGGATCAGTAGGACCTTCTCCAGTAGTTCCACCTTCAGAATAAAAAAAATAAATAAATGCCATCAGGAATATTTACAAATTTATCACAAACAACAGGTAATCAAGACACATCTTCTCAAGTCTTAACATCTAATGCATCAGGTTATTTTAATCAGATTTCTTTGGGTAGTTGTTTTACATATTTATATCCTGTTTATAAAATAGAGGGAGCTACTTTAGATTATTATGGAGAAGATTATAATTCAATTAGTTACGATATAACAAACGGAAAAATATATACTTTATTTTTTTCAGGTGAATCAACAACATCTGTAATTGATTATACGGGAAATACAACTATTTCTCATGATTTATATAGATTACCATTTACAGCGTATACAATATATTATAATAATCCTCAAACTGAAGAAGTTGGTGACATAGAAAGTTTCTTCGAAAATAAATTAGTGTCAGTTGTTGAAAGTGTTTCTGCATTAACAATTTTTAATAGTGCTTATACATATAGCTTTCCGACACTTTACAAAGATGTAGGACAATATACTCAACCTATATTCAATGATAAAGATCAGTTTTTATTAGATACTGTTTTTACTTTTGAGAGCAGTAACGACTTAACTTTAGGAGATGCATATTATTATGATTCTCTTAACAATACTCCTGTATTTTTATATATGGAACCTAGTGCAACAACCATTTATAGTTCAAATATAGGTCCATTTGAAATAACAGGAGATACTCCATTTACAGGAATTACAATCAATGGTGCATTTTTCACTTATTTTGTTCCTCCTAAAAAGCCAAATTTAAATGTATCTGGTGGAAGACAATTAATAGCAGTTCAAGGTGTTCAAAACAACTTAAGCCCGACCTTCAATTTTTCAAATGTTGATGATGGTGATTATTATCAATTGCAAGTAAATTATGATATTTTAGATACACCTTTTTCGGGTACTGAAATTTATACTTATACTATTAATAAACAAGTTGGAGATGCTGAATTTGTGAGAGTTTTTTCAACTCCGCTAAGAGCTAATGATGACTTTAATTATAGAATAGGAAATACTAAAGAAATAATAAATATTTTTGGAAATAAACAAAGTATTACAAGTTGGTCTGACGAAATTTATACAAGAATTGAATCTTCTGGACAATATTATTTTTCTGGATATACGTGGAGAAATTATGTTAGCAATACTTTTAATGGTTCTTATCAAATTTCTGGTATGACCATCGGGGGAAGCACTCCAGATGCATCAACATTTACATTTACAACAACAGATGTGGGTGTGACTATGCTACCTAATACAATTTCAGCTGCTACTGATGGTATAAATACTGTGACAATCGATTATACTGGAACACTATATACTCAAGATTGGGTTAATGCTGTTTATAGTGCAACAAATTGGTCGAATCTTGGACTTTATGTAGTTGATGGTAGTCCAAATACAGGTATTACTGATTCATCATTTTCATTTAGCACTGTAACTCAAGCTATGCCAGATGTGACTTTGACTTTGACGAACATATATAATAATACAAATTTAGATTTAAGAATTGATAGAATATCGTCATCTCTTGTTGCTGAAACTGTTACTGAAGATTATGTAGGAACTTCAAGTGGACAAATATTTAATAGAACCTCTGGCTCAGATGGATATTTTGATTTTGGATTTTTAAATGGTGGCTATTATAGATTGGTAGCACAACCTTCACCTGCTTATGCTGCTTACGAACCTATAGACACTTATATAACTATTGATTCGGACCTTGGTTTAAATTTAATTTTTTATATAATTTGGGGAAATCAAACATTTACATTTGATAATTTATCTAATGAAACATTTTTGTAAAAAACTTTAGTAAACTATTTATTTAAAAAAAAAATGCCATACGAATTAATATTATCCACAGATACCCTAGATCAAGGAAGAATAAAAGTTAATAGTTTTGTTAACTCCACTACTGGTGTTTGGTCTTCTGATACTATAAATTATTCTATTTTTAGTAGAATAGGTGGTAGTAATTATAATTTTGCCTTTGGCAATTATGGTTTAGTTGTAGGTGTAAATAATTCTGCTGTTACAGGAGATTATAGTTGTTTAATAGGTGGTAAAACAAATTATACAAGAGCCTCATTTAATTTAATAGGAAATGGAGTAAACAATCAAATAAGAAATGCTTCTTCTACTTACAGTTCTATTTTAAATGGTTCAGCTAATCAAATAGGAATAACAACATTAAGTAAGTATAGTACAGTAATAAACGGAAAAACAAATAAAATATACGGAGGAAACTATAACATTGCTAATGGAAATGGCAATACAATATACGGAACAAGTAATTTAGTTTTTGGAGCTAATAATAAAATAAAAAAATCTGCAAGCAATCCATCAAGAAACTTTATAGTCGGAGATGGAAACGTAGTTTCTGGAAGTAGTACTGTAAGAGATAATCTTGTTATAGGTATAAATAATGTAGTTGTAAATACTTTACCCGGAGGTACTGCTACAGCAAGTTTCTCTAATTATAATTCAGTGGTTGGTGGAGATAATAGGATTTATAGAGGAGGAGCATCAACATTTCATGGTATTTTTTTGACGAATTTATATAATTCTTCGACACCTAAAAATGATATTCACATGTTTGGAAGAGGTTCAAATTCTTCAACTCCCCTAAGACCTGTTAATAGTTACTCCATGATAATGGGAACTAGTGCAACAAGAAGGATAAGAATTGAATTTGGAACATCTCCATCAAGTATAAATTTAATAGGCCCGGGAAGTTTTAACCAATCAGGTGCTGACTACGGAGAATTTTTTGAATGGGAAGATGGAAATCAAAATGATGAAAAAAGAGTTGGGTATTTTGTTGGTTTATCTAATGGAAAAATAAAAATATCTGACAATTTAAATACCATAGGTATTATTTCTACAACTACTGCATTCATAGGAGATTCTAATCAAGATTATTGGAATGAAATGCATTTGAAAGATGAATGGGGTAATGTACTTATAGAAAAGTATTATGAATATAATTTTGAAATAAACGGCGAAACAAAAACTGTTTTTTATGATGAAAATGAAATTTGTTATGAAAATATTCCTTGCCCAGAAAATACAAATAAAATTATTATAGATGGTTTAGATAAGAAAAATGGAATTTTTGTGAAAGAAAGAGAGCAAGAAATTTTCAATCCGAATTATAATCATTCAATAAATTACATTCCAAGAGACAAGAGAAAAGAGTGGGATGTTGTTGGTTTATTAGGAAAATTACGTGTCAGAACCTCAGAACAAATAACTGGGAATTTCGTTGATGTTGATACAAACACAGGAATGGCCAAAAACGGAACAACTTATCCTGTATTAAATAAATTTAAAGATTTTGATGGTAATTATGGTATTGTTCTTATATTTTTCAAATAATTTTTATTGATTATTTTTAAGTTCGTTTTATTTTAAATACTATTTATCTTGAGATATAGTATTTAATTAAAATGGTTGAACTTTTAGGACCAGAAGGTGTAAATTTTTTTGGAAGAAGAGGTGTAAATGCAGCAGATCCATTACACGATAAGGATGTTGTAAATTTACGTTCTTTAAGATATTATTTGGATGAATTTAGTGCAAGTACTGGAGGAAAGACCGGAACAGTAAGTATTTCAACACTAGGTAATGGTTTTCCTGTTTTTGCGGGAAGAACTGGTGTCACATATTATTTTAGAAGTTTTTCGGCAGGAACAAATTTAGGTATCTCAACCGGAAATGTAATAACATATTATTTACAACCAAATATTTCAGTAAGCGGATTAACTGCATCTACTATTCAAGTATCATCTTTAAGTGGAAATTGTAATGATATTGTAACTCTTGATTGTTTTGGCAATCTTACAACTAGTGCCAATACCACAGTTTTTTATACAAATTTATCTGCTGGTACAGCTATTGAGATAATAAGTGGATCAAACATAGTAACCATAAGACATACTCTTTGGGAAACTGGTAGAACAAATACAGGTGGTTATTCTAGTTATTTTATGCCTGTACAACTCCAACGAGGCAATCATATTACTGATGCAGATTGGGCTTTAGTGGCAGGTAGTGGAAATACAAATTATAGCAAATTTGGCAACATTTTAGGCGGTAGAAAAAACTTTCTATCATCTTCTACTTATTCTTTTATAGGTAATGGAACATATAATTCAGGATATACTTCACAATATTCTTTTATAGGAAATGGTTCTTTAAATTTTATATCGAATAACTCTAGATTTTCCTCTATATTAAACGGAACTGGAAATAGTGTATATGGATACTATTCAACAGTTGTTGGTGGTTATTCTAATTTATCTTCCGGATTTACCAGTTTTATAGGCGGTGGAGTTAATAACTATACAAACGGAAATTCTTCTTTAGTAGTTGGAGGTAATTCAAATTATTCTTATAGTAATTTTGCCTCTATAATTGGAGGTTCTGGAAATAGATCTTATGGAGGTTTTTCTTTAATAGGTAATGGTTTTTCTAATTCAGGCTTAAGTGCATACACAACTGTTGTTAATGGATCAAATAATTTAGCCAATGAAAGATTTTCAATTATAACAAATGGTTATAATAATATTTCAACAAAACCATATTCTTTTATAGGAAATGGTTTATATGGAAAAAATAACACCAGATTTGGTTCAATATTAAATGGAGCTTATAATTCTTTAAGTGCGTCTAGTGATTATGGTACAATAATTAATGGTAGCGGCAATACAATTGATGATGGTTATTTTAATACCATTATTCAGGGTACAGATAATTATATAAAAAATTCTTCAAAAAGCTCAATTAAAAATGGTTCTAGTAATTCTGCCCTTACTACAAATTTCTTTTCAATTTTAAATGGTAAAGAAAATTATGTAAAGTATTCTAATTATTCATCCATAGATAACGGAAAACAAAATAGAGGTTATGTAATTTATTATTCTTCAATAAAAAATGGTAATCAGAATTATATAGGTATATTTAACTATGCTGATATAATTAATGGATATAAAAATAAATTAAGCAGAGTATATCTATACAGTGGTATTGGTTTGCCAGAACACTCTAATATTTTAGCAGGTAAATTTAATTCTGGTTATTCAAGTTATTCAAACGTTATAAACGGTAGATATAATTTTGTAAAATCTAAGCAATCATTAATAGGAAGTGGTATTTACAATCAAATTGGTGATAAAGTTTATCATGATAAAACATTAAGATATTCATCCATATTAAATGGTTTGTATAATCAAATATTTAGTTTTTCTCCAACTTTAGATGAGTTAGTATATCCACCTAGTATAAATTTTCTTTTAACAACAAATGTAAATTCAACAATTTTAAATGGTATTCAAAATACTGCAACTAGTAGTTTCACAACAATATTAAATGGAACAAATAATTTAAATATAGGTGTAAATTCTTTAATTGGCAACGGTCATAAAAATAAAATATATGGAAGTTTCTATTCAATAATACAAAATGGTGTATATAATTTAATAAGTGGATCAAGTATTAATTGTTCTTTAGTTTTGAATTGTAATAAAAATAGTTATTTCAATTCAATTTTTAATGGATCAAACAACAGAATTTATTCAAATGATAAAAATCTAGAAACAAGATATAATTCAATTATTAATGGTAAGAATAATTACATTCCAACTGGAAATACTTATTATTCTACAATAATAAATGGTTTAAACAATAGTATATTTAAATCAGGATCTACTATCACCGGAGGCAAAAACATTTCTATTGCATTAACAGCAGATACAACTGCAGTACCATATTTAAGAATTACAAATATATACCAAGGTCCACCTACACCTTTTCAATTTTTAACCATTGACAATAATGGATATGTATTTAAAACAGGTATAACAATACCCGGTGGATACGGACTGACTTTTAACAATCTAGGTAATGCCGGATCTCCTGATGGAAATATTTACAGTAATCAAAACTTAGGGGTAGTATATTTAAGAACAATTTCTGCCGGTACCAATGTTCAAGTAATAAGATCACTTAACAATAATTATATTACAATAAATGTTACTGGTCAAACAGCACCTAACATCTCAGCTGGAACTGCAATAGAAATTGTAACAGGACTTACACTTAATGATACTTTTGGTATTAGACACACATTGTGGGAAAGCGGAAGAACAAGCACTAGCACATATGCTGCTGCAACCATGGCTGTACAATTACAAAAAGGAGACAATCAAGCTTCTTCTAATTTTGCACTTGTAGCAGGAAAATCAAACTCTGGATTATCACAATATTCTACTATCATAGGTGGATATCAGAATTTAATTGAAAGTGGTTCGAAATATTCATTTATAGGTTCAGGTATAAAAAATACAGGATCTAGTAATTGGTCAACGATAATTAATGGATCTGGAAACACAGCAAGCGGTTTAAGATCTTTCATAGGAAACGGAATTGAGAATTCTGCAAAAACAGTTACATCAATAATAATTAATGGTAGAGCAAATCTTGCTGATGGATTCAGAGCTTCAATTATCAATGGACAATACAATGTAGCAGATGGAGAACTTTCTATAATTAATCAAGGAATATATAACAACGCTAATTCTAAATATTCTTCAATAATAAATGGCTCAGGAAATACTGCTACGCAATTTTTATTTCCAACCATTGTTAATGGAAGAGATAATAAAGCATCTGGAAAACATTCTTTTATAGGAAATGGATATAACAATTACGTAGATAATTCTTATACATCAATTTTAAATGGTAATTCAAATACTGCGATTACACAATATGCCACAATTGTAAACGGTAAATACAATTCAGGAAAAACTAAATTTTTTATTATTGGTGGAGGATATAAAAATTCAACATTTGCAAGTTCCTATCTGACCAGAGGATATCAATTCATTGGAAATGGAAGTGGAAATACTGCCAAAGGAGGTTTTTCAACAATAGTAAATGGAAAAAACAATTCCACAAAAGATTTAACAAATTTTGCTTATTCTTTTATAGGTAATGGGGCTTACAACTATGTAAATTCTTATGATAATAATTCTTCATTTAGTACAATACTTAATGGTTCTGGAAATACAACAAAAGGAGCTTTCAATGTTATAACAAACGGACAAAATAATACGGCATTTACATCTAATGTAAATTTTGGATTTTCGTTTATAGGAAATGGACAAAATAATTTTTCAAATTTTGGTAGATTTAATTTCTTTGGAACTGGTAAATTTAATACAGCCGTAAATGGTTTCTATACTACTATAATTAATGGCGAATATAATTATATTGGAAATAGCAAATCGAAGTCAAGTATTTTTAATGGAACTGGCAACACAATTAAAACTGATTATTCAACTATCGATAATGGTAGAAATAACTTTATAATAAATGGTAATTTTTCATCAATAGTAAATGGTTCTGGAAATACAGCAAGTACTTCATATAGTTTAATTTTAAATGGTCAACACAATATAGCATACGGAGTATCAGCCTATGATTTTAATACTATTATAAATGGAAAACACAACAGAGCATCTAAATATTATAGTTTAATTGGAAGCGGAAGATTTAATACAGCTAATTCGCGTTTCTCTACTGTAATAAACGGTTCTGGAAACACAGTACATTATGGTAGAAAATATCATTTAATAGGTAATGGTCGTGGAAATTTCATAAGTGCAGGCCCATCAGTATCAACAATTTTAAATGGATATGATAATTTCATCAGACCAAATAATGCTGGTTTTTCATCTGAAAATTCAATTATTGGTGGATCTGGAAACACCGTTGGAACAAGATCAGGATTACCTCCAAATGTGTATAGTTTGGGTCATACTATATTGGGTGGCAGAAACAATCAAATAGCTGATTATAGACACAGTACAATATTAAATGGAATTAATAATTTAATAACTTTAAATAATGGTGGATATAATTTAATTGGTGGTGGTAAACAAAATACTATTTATCATGCTAGATTAACAAATAGCTTAGGATTTAATACAGTTTTAGCTGGTTGGTTAAACAGGGTAGGATTTTCTAGTCCTACACCATCTGGTACACGGTATGACACTAAGTTCTCTCAAGTATTAAATGGATATATAAACACAGCAAGAACTCAATTCACTACAATTATAAACGGCAGAGTTAATTTAGTAGGTAAAGATAGAGGTGTAATAGACTCTACTTATTCTGCAATTTTTAGTGGATCCGCAAATACAGTTTATGGAAGCACTTCTATTATTGGAAACGGTAAATCTAATTTAATATCCGGATCAACTTCAGCAATTCTAAATGGATTAACAAATGATATTTACTCAAATTATTCAGCAATTGTAAATGGTAAAATTAACAGAGTTATCAAAAATAACGCATTTAATTCTACTTATTCTGGCATTTTCAATGGTTCAGGAAATACTGTTTTTGGAGATTTATCATTTATTGGAAATGGTACATCTAATTTAATATCGGGATCAACTTCAGCAATTTTAAATGGTTTTACAAATGATGTCTACTCTAATTATTCATCCGTAATAAATGGAAAAATTAACAGAGTTATCAAAAACAATGCATTCAATTCAACTTATTCTGGCATTTTCAATGGATCAGGAAATACAGTTTATGGAAGTCAATCTTTTATTGGTAATGGTAGAAGCAATTTAATTTCAGGTGCAACATCTTTAATTGGAAATGGACAAGATAATGAAATTTTCTCTAGTTATTCAACAATTATAAATGGTTCTGGAAATACCACACATCGATTGACTACACAAAGTTCTATAATTGGTGGTATAAGTAATTATATAAGTGGGCAGAATACCACAAATATATTTGCATTAATAGGCCAAGGATTTTTGAATAGAATAATACCAACAAGAGGTGCTGGTTATAGTTTTCCATTCTCAATTTACCAACCTGAATTTGCAACCATTTTGAATGGTACTGGAAATACAAACAAAACAAAATTCAGTACAATACTAAATGGTAAGGATAATTATATTGAATCGAGAGGCGGTAACGGCAATATGCCAAAAACCGGTTATACAACCATTGTGAACGGAGTTGCAAATACAGCTATTACAAAACATGTATTTATAGGTACTGGAGTTGAAAATTATGCTGGTATTTTTGCAAATCAAGGAAATCAAGGCTATAATGTAATTGTTAATGGCGTTCAAAATAAAGTTGTTAGAAAATGGGGCTCTATCTTAAATGGTTTCAAAAACTCAGCAACAACTTTTTATTCTACAGTTATAAATGGAGAATATAATTTAGCTAATGGAATAAAAACTTTCATAGCTCAAGGGTCTGGAAATACAGCAGGCTTTAATACTTATGCAACTATAATAAACGGTAAAAATAATACAGCAAGTGGAATTGGTAGTTTTATAGGAAATGGTTCTGGAAACACAGCAATAAATACATATTCATCAACCATAAATGGTATAAGTAATAAAGCTACTGGAATAGGAAGTTTTATTGGAAATGGTCTTTCAAACACAACTCTAGGACAATATTCAGCGGTCGTTAATGGTCAAGAAAATATTACAAATGCAATTAGATCAGCAATTCTAAATGGTTCAGGAAATACTGTTAGTGCAGGTTCAACTAATTCATCAATAGTTGGAGGTTCTGCAAATATTATAAATTCAAATGTAACAAACGCAGTAATTTTAGGAAGCACTGGTCTTTCATTATCAAATCCTTCTTCATCATCAACTGGAAATGATAACAATCATACATATGTAGATTATCTTAGAATAAGGAACACACCAAACGGTGGAACAAAATTCCTTACCATAGATGCTAATGGATATGTTTATTCTTCAACAAGTGGAGGTGGTGGCGGTACATCAGGCTCTTCTGGTAGTTCCGGTGCAGCAGGTACATCAGGTTCCTCTGGTAGTTCAGGGAGTCGTGGTACATCTGGTTCTTCTGGTAGCTCTGGATCAAGTGGAACTTCTGGTACAAGTGGTACAGATAAGGGATTAATAGCTGCAAACTCTGGCTATATAAACAACCCTAATGCAAATAGATATTATGTAGGTAATTCAATAGATGGAGGCTGGAATGCTGTTCCTTGGGATTTACAAGCAGGAATTAATGCCCCAGCAACTTTAACTGATAATTCAGATTTCAATTGTGGTGTTCCTTTACCAAGAGATATTGGGACCTCTTATAAAATTAAAGTTTGTGGAATGGCTTATTCAAGAGGAGCTGTAGGTGTATCGAGAAATTTGACAGTTCAATTGTCTTACCTATTATGTTCCGACTTTGCTATAGATGCAAGATCAACAAAAGCAATAGCAGACAATGAAGCAACACCCGTAGGTTTTAATTCAACAAGTGGACATGCATGTTTTTCAGTAAGTGCAAATGCTCCGGTAGATTTATTAGCATGTGAAACATTTCTTTATGTGGGATTTCAAGTAGATAATACCTTGGGAAATACTTTAGAATTTTCTTATACAATTAGCTATGAACCTGCTTAAAAAAATAAATAAATACTAAAATGATAGACGCAACAACAGGACAAACAGTTTATGAAATAGTTCAATCGTTTGATACCAATAATAATCCGGTATCTGCTGCAACTTTTGATTTGAATTTCTATGTGAATGGCCAAATCTCAAACACAATAATACCTGATATAAATCTAATAAATCA